TGCTGCTGATCTTGCTGCTGATCTTGCTGCTGACTCTGTTGACCATGCTGAATATGCTGCTGAATATGCTGCTGACCTTGCTGCTGACCTTGCTGCTGACCTTGCTGACTCTGCTGCTGATCTTGCTGCTGATCTTGCTGCTGATCTTGCTGCTGACTCTGTTGACCATGCTGCTTTTAATTCACTAATAGAGCACTCTCCATTTAGGTATTCTTTAGCTTTTTGAATACAATCAGAAATTCTTCTATCATTTTGATATTGCAAATTATAATTTTCTATTACATTTTCAGCACATTCGATTGACCATTGCTGTAAAACTTCAATATTACAAACTTTAGTCGCAAGCCATATTTTATCAGAATAAGAAATATCCTCTAAAGACAACAAATGAGTTAATTCATTATTGTAATTAGGATATTTACTTTCAAAATTGTTTATTCCTGATATACATGGATTGAATGTTTTTATTAAATCAATAGTTATTTTCATTTATATCTCCTTTAATCAATTGCATATTCAGCAATTAAATAAATAATAATTATAATAATTAAAAGTCCCATTAGTCACTCCGGTATTTGCAGTTATATTCCCATGTTACCAATTCTAAATTAAGTGGAGAATTGTTTAGCCTATTACCGTCAATATGATTAACAACCATATCTTGTTTTAAAGGTCCTTTATATGCTGCATAAATTAGTCGATGGATTTTTATATCGACTTTTTTACCGTTAAACCTAGGTTGATATCTATTATAACCATAACAATTTTTCTTACCACATTTTCGCCACTTACCATTAGGCATTAAACCCTTGCCGTTAAGACTTATTCGAGTCCATAACGTGCCGTCTGACTTAACTCTATACCTCCAGTCCATTAGTATTTTTTCTATATAAATGTCATTAACAGCAAGTTTTTGTTTCATAATTTAGTCCATAAAATATTCAGTTAAAATAAATATTAATAAAAAAAATAAAACTATAGTCACATTAAAACTCCTCACATTCACAATATTCATGTTCATACAAACAATCGTCGCAAAAATCCTCACAAGTTTCATCGTCAAATAGTTCTACAGTTTTATCCTCTGGCACAAAACCGTATAATTGTTCATTGTTTTCATTTTGCACAACGTTTAAAACCTCAAATTTACATACGCGCATCTTTGTCCCATTATAGTCTCTAGGAACACATACCACGTTTTCTGGGTCTACCTTTACCTCAACGGTAACTGCACCAAATCCATTAGCATAACTAAAACAAGCCACATGCAAACCACTAGAACATGTATTGTCAGGATTGTCGTCTACCTCATCTCTAGGCATTTCACATATTGCGCCCGGTCGGTTATTAAAAGTCTTAGTATGAGGGTCTTTAAAGTCCGAAGTAACTCCACGATAAGCAATAAAACAGCCATCCTGAGTTATTGGGTGCCCATTGTGTTCTAAGAACTTATAAAGCATTTTACGACTGTTAAAACTTGGATTTTTTTCTAGCTTTTCCCATAAGTTTAGCAATGGGTCGATAGGTAGACCAGCGTCCATTAGTTCAAGCAATCGGTCGCTTAAAGACTTAGGTAGCTCTTTACCGTTCTTATGGACCATACCATCAACTAGTTCAAACCCGGCCCTTAAAACCTTAGTCTCAACGTCTAGCAAGTCTGGTATTTCATCAAGGCGACCGTCCCTAATTGCAACAATAACATCATTGTAACGTTTATCCTCATTGTTTAAAGTTACCGTCCGACCGTCAAAATTTAGAACGATAGACTTTTTAGTTACCATATAGTTCATTATTTACCACCTTTGTATTGTAAATTAATAAAAGTTACAACGTCTTTACTATTCTTTTTAATAAAATCATAACTTAACTCATCCAGTAATGGATATGCTTTAGACAAATCTTTTTGTTTTTTATCTAATTTTTTAAAAGCAATAACAACATCATGTTTAACAATTTTATCAATAATTTCCGAAGGTAAATTTCTAGGATAAGATTCAGTTTTATTTGGTATTGTGTCGTAAAGTTTAATTAGCTCACTAAAAGCCTTATCCTTGATACCTTTTAAACCTTTAATGTTTTCATATATATCTGTATGAATAGCGTTTTGTTTAATAACATAACCTAGATGTTTTTTGTCTGGCTCATAGCTGTCAATAAAATCTTTTAGACTAATAAAATTTTTATTACCCTTGACAATTTTAACACTTGACTGAGATAAAGCGCAAATATTAATGTTAAAAAACTCTTCTAAACGTCTTATCCTTGCTCCATATAAATCATTAGGCAGACTATTACCATTAAGTTCAACATAATACCACTTATCTGTATTACTGTCTAAAGTTGTATAAGTTGTTTGTTTTCTGTAATAACTGTAAGTATGAAGACAAAACTCTTTGGCTGTCTTTTTTGCCTTAACCTTTTTCACTTTAGCTGGCAATGATATAGATGCGATATCCTTAAAACCTAAGTCTTTTATAAGTTTATTAAATACCTTAGTGTCACCGCTATCTTCTATAAGAATAGCGTTATCATGCGTTTCTAGGTATTTTCTTAAACGTTGACCTATCTTAACTGCAGATTCTCCGCTGTTATAAAACAATCTATCTTTTTGGCCGTCTCGAATGTCAAACGTCTCTTTATCATAGCGTCTTGTATCACTATTAACGCAATGTTTAACAAATTTACCTTTTCTATTAGTAAAGACTTTATAAAACATAACTTTTTCAAATAAAGCACTAGAAATGTTATCATTTCGCTCAATGTAATAGTCTCCGAAAACTCTATAAGTGTCTAGGTTAAACTTGCCTTTATAGCTTGAAAAAGCCTTTAAATATTCATAAGGTGACTTTATACCTTTAAAATGAGACTTAATGTCAGTTTCTACCTCATGCAACGTTTTGTCTAATAGTCTAGTTAAATGTTTAATTGTGTGTTCACTGTCTGAAATTTCCTCACGGTTTGCAGATACTTCTACCAGTCCGTTTGGTATATGTATAACAAATTTACCGTTAACAATTTTTTCTATCTTGCGTAAACTCTCAATTTTATCTCTAAAAGACGTTAATTTATAAGAGATACCGTCAATTGCACAAATTAAATCATTTCCATATACTTCTGAAATATTAGATAAAAATCTCGTATTAGGACATAACTCTAAATATTTATTAAACATTTCACCTTTAGTGTGAACTGTAAAATTGTTCATACCCTTAACATTATATCCACCTTGCCAGAAAAATACGCAACGATTGATAGCTTGTTGAAATTTGTCAATGTCGTTGCTGTTAACAGCTATTTGTATTTCGGTACCGTTGACTTCATTAGTTGACTCGGTACTAATAAGATCAAGTGAACCGTTGTTATTTTTACCAGTATGCGCAACGTATGTTCGCTTAGTACCGTCAACAAAAGTCACAATTGTAAAGCTATCGGTATAACTCCATGCGCTTTTTGCACCAATACCAAATCCGCCTGTCTGTTTGTTATTAGTCCGCTTAGTCGATGCGCCATAGTTAACAAAAACCGTTGCCATCCTGTCTGGAGTAATGCCCGGACCATAGTCACGGACCTTAAAAGTCGGACTAAATCTAGTCGGTGCAATAATGTCAATGTCTTGCTGACTGTCAATTTCCCTCATAGCGTCTCGACCATTACAGATATATTCTTGAACTAAGGTCTGGATTTTGTTTTTATAAAGTCTATTTCGCAGAATGTCAATAACCACACTAGCGTCACCAATACCAAAATTTTGAGATTGAACATTGTCTATATTAGACTTAAAGTTGTTTTTATTAGTTGCTAATTTCATGTTTATCCTCTCTATTACATTTATAATTAATATAATTTTCACTAAAATGATCGGTTAATTTTGTTTTGCCCTGAATAACTGACATAGGAATACCCGCTAATAAAGCGCCTTGTATTTGTTCATTTTCCCAACATTGAGCATGAAAATCATGCTCTCCATCAGTATCATATTGAGATTCGTCTATCTCTTTATTACAAATATTACAAATCATTTTACTTTACTCCATGTTGTATTGTTATAAGACTTATTGCCGTGATAAACTAAACCCACTTTAGGATTGTCAGTTAATGCTAACATATCGTCTTGACTCGCATCAATATACCCTTTGCTGTCTAGATCACTCGTTGACTCAAAAACCCATGAATGTCTGTCTATTTCAGGATTGATAAGGTTGTCTTGTTTGCCACCATAACTAAAAATTAGCTTAAAGTTTGCTGGTATATCTTGCACAATGTCCTTAAACATTTTAACTTGCTTTGTATAGGCATAAAACACTACCGATTGACCTTTAAAAACTCCATAACGTTAAACCACTTGTAAGTATAGTCAAGGCTATAAAAGTCTCCAGCATCATGTATGCGAATATAAACAGTTTTAGACTTTTTAAGTTTAGTTTGAATAGCTTTTATCATTAAAGGTACAAAATCTTGCGTTTTAGTTAAGTCTAGTTTAGCTTGATGCGCTTGCCTCACATTAGACCAAATATAGGCACCCATTTGAGCGTAGCATCCTGAAACACATTTGCTAGCATTAGGACAGGTCAACGTACCGTCAAGACCTTTAAAAGCTGGTATAGTCCAGTTATAAACGGCTTTTTCTTTAGTGCTAGACTTTTTCATTTTAGAGTTTTGAGTCAATAAGTTCATATATTCACCTTTATTAAAGGGGCTAATGCCCCTTGATTTTACTGAAAAAAGCTAATAATAGTTTGCCAAAGAGTTTTAGTCTCTGGTTGAGACACTTTATCTGTTACAACATACTCGGTTTTATTAATTTTAAGACCTTGAATGTTGGCAATTGTTACCATACGATAGCCCTTAGCCTTCATGTCGTAAACTGGCAACAAACCTTTAGACGTTGCATCGTAAGCCATACCTTTACCAGACAAACCTTTTTTTACTCCCATGCGACCATTAAGAACTCGACGACTACCGTCTTTTTTAAGGTAAACCACCGAAAAGGTTTTACCGTTTGAAGATTTAATAAGATCTAATGCTTTTTGTGTGTTAATAGTATTCATTTTTTACCACCTTTGTTTAATAATGTAAGTTAATAAGTTTTTCTAATAAATCATCTTTATCTATGTATTTTTCAAAAATTTCATCATTTGACAAATCATCAATTTCTGCATACTCGCCACCATCTCGGTCAATAAGAAATATAACAGCATCATCAATTTCAAAATCAGTTAAAGCATTAGAGTTACCATACAATTGTAAGTCACCAAACCCATTATGCGCCTCAAAACGCTCATCCGTAAAAATTGGACTGACTTCTAATTGCAATACTCCATATTCAGGACCATAACCTCTATCTAGCTCTATATCCTCAATTTCAATCGTGTAACTCATTTTTTACCACCTTTTTCAAAACATTCAATATTTACTCGGTTGTTTACTTTAAAACCTTTAGCTTTTTTTTAATTATTTTCATTTTTTATAATTTGCAACATTTGTTTTACCGTATTGCGCTTTATAATTTTTGCATGAGTTACTGCTATTCTGGATTGACCTTTAGCGTAAATTAAGTGTTTGGATTTACGGACTAAAACCCATCCATTCTTTTCTAAAAGTTTTATCATGTCGCGCTGTTTCATATCACTATGTTGTCTCATTTTGATCCACCTTTGCTCTAATTTGATGCCATTTTGGGACACTCTTTTCAATTTCATAAACTCTTATTAGCTCAAAAATCTCATTTAGATACGCATGTAAATAATTAACTTGCTGGTCCAATGAGTTAATGTCTTCAATTAATGCTTTTTTTACTATCTCATTAGATGAGCTATCTTTAAGTATATCAGCACCTTGCCTGATATCGTCTAATAAAATCTTTAAATTTGCAATACCGTTTAGCTCCATGTTTACCTCACAATGCGACCGAATATTGGCCTAAAAAGTTTAATGTCCAGAAAATACCATATAATCCTGTTACCAACAAACCACTAAAAACAATTGTTTCAAATTTATTCATTTGTTACCTCACTTGCATATATACATAAAAAATTAATATACCAATAGTTGACCAGCCAATAAGTCTAGAGAATACCTCTAAAGGCCAATTTAAACGTCTATTTTGCCTTGCTATGAGTTTTTCTGCCTTAGTTTGCATCTTGCACCACCTTAAGTTTTGAACGGCTTAAACGCCATTTTTGAATGTCTACCAATGTATATCGTTTTGACACATTGTTATATATCATTGCATATTGTGTGTTTTGCCAACATAATCTCACTTTAAGCCACCTTTTTAGATTGCTTAATGGTTTTAAGGTCTGTATTGTTAACAGCCTTACGCAAGGCTTGAATGCCGTATGTTAACACTAAATTATCAATTTGAAGTCTTAATGCAGCGTCAACGTTGCTCATTAAATACTGGATATCAGATAATTGCTCATGCAATTTGATGTCTTTAGTGTCGATGTTAAATATCGAGCTATTCTCGGCTTTTTTGTCTAGCTCTCGTCTAAGTCTCTGAAATTTCTTAGTTTGGTTTAATTTTGTCATGTTTACCGCCTTTATTATATATTCTTATCGGTTGTTTAGCTTAAAACCTTTAGCCTTTTATTTTTTTTCTATGCAGCATCTAAAATCATACTGTCAGTAAAAGGTACAATTTTGTCTCTAAATGATACAAACCATTCACCTTTTTTCTGAAATAAGTGAGCGTTAACGTGACAGCTATCAAAACTCATGTTTATACACTTTTTGGTGTGTTTTGTATTCCATCCACCGCTATTCAACGTAATTTGCATAGTTTCATGGTCTATTTTAAAGATATAGGTATCGTAAAGCTTAATGCTGGTTTTGCCATTAAAATCGTAAATGGAGACACCTTTAGGAAGATTCTTTTTATCTGAAAATTTCATTTTTACCACCTTTGTTGGTTAGGTTATACTTTTTTATCGGTGCAGAGTCAAATAACTTTAATTATTTATTTTAATAGCTAGTATAAAAACTTATTATATTGTCTCACATTGACACATGGCATGATTTGTGCTAAAGTTAACAAATAAAGGTGTAAGGGAAGTGTCTCTTACTGAAACAGTTGTGCTGTTAATAGTCTGAAAAACAAGGGCACCACAACACTGTGTATCAAAACGAGACTCCGAAAGGACCGTTTAAAACTGAGACAAAGAGAGCTTACTGAAGCCTTCAGAGACACTAAACGCTAAAATTTGAGACAGATAAAAGTTGTCGTTTCTGTCCCAATTTGATACATAGCCAGCATCAAGTCTAAGGAAACACTTGACCATGAACGAATCTATTAGAGTTGACTCTAAACTCTATTAATTTTTTAAGGCGACTAGTCTTAATTATATAATGGCTTGCGTTTAAAATCTCAGAATAAGACAAATAAATATTCTTAAGTATTCAGGAAAATATCAATATGAAACAATCTATTAACTGACTCATTTCGAGACTATAATAGATCTATCCTGAAACACTGTATTTTCTTTAATGATCTCAATATGTTATAAATCTAAGTAAAATAGCTAATTACTTAACAATTTCAAGCATTTAAGATCATATCATCCTGAGAATCTATTAAGTATAAAGTGTAAAGAATATATGCAATTTTATATTGCAAGTTTCATTCCAATCTATTAACTTCATCTCTAATATAAAGCACTTAGAAAATTGTTTCAAAAAGATACATTTTTTTCTTGACAGGATATGACTCAAATTGATATAATAGAGGTATCTAATAGTTCTCATGTTTCAAGATGAGATATATTCATTCAATATATTATCTTCTTATGGTTGCTATAAAACCATCTTATGTCCCATGATATTTTGTGTATAGTTCTTGCAGTAGCAAATAATATGCCAGAGTTTGTTGGCATGAATGTTGCAGATGCAAGATGAGTACCTGTGTCAGGATGAGACGCTCAGGTGAAATGTATAGGGGGTAGGGGGGTACATACCTTTTTTGGGTTGAAAATATCCCTACTATGTCAGAGAGCGTATGCTTAAAAAATAAACCTAATAGATTATCATAAACGTAAAATATGATAGAAAATTCATGGAAATCCTTTAAATTCAAATACTTAACAATTTGCAAATTATATAACATTTTTTTGTTATAAGTAACTGTAAACTGGTATATACCTGAAAATACTAGAATCTTATGTAACTAAGCTTATAAATCTATGAGTTAAGCCATATTTCCGTTTATCTTATAAATAAGAGATTTTTCCCTTTGAAAAAGGGTACGTCACTTTATTTCAATCTGGAGGTGAAGTCGGTCTCATATTTTTTTTAAAAAATGGGTTGCTAATAGATAAAAGGTGTGGTAGCCTATATTTAAAGGTATTATGAAAGGTTTAGAGTGAACATCTATCTAGAAGCTGCTATTGTGTTAGATACAATGAGTCATAAATACTCTTGTTGGGCTATTAACAAAGTGTGCGTAGAAGATAGTCCCAATCCTTATACTGACGAATATCATGCCAGATGGAAATACTATGATTATTTTAGTCCTTATACTAGTGATGATGGTAGGGTTCATGGACAGTCTTGGTGGGGACACCCTAATAATGAAAAAAACATACTGGCTAGGCAACTGGCATTGTTGTTTATGCACGAAATTGATAAAGATGAAAAAGAGAACTAATATATTGGATATAGCGATGTGGGAGGCAAGAGGGAATCCTCTGGAGACACATGGACCATTAAGTTGAACGCCAGCGCAGGGAAGCATGCCCCGACGAGCTGATGCTAGAGTCGCGTCTAGCCTATATCCCCAGTTTTTATTTTTAGGATGATCTCCACCCTAGATAGAGGAATAAGATCGAGATAGCGGTCCCGAATCTAGTACAGGTGGTTGCCATAAGCCTCTTGGAAACTATCAGAAGAGAGGTGTGCTGGACAGGGATTGGCATAGAACGTACTGATCCAGCATTTATATTATCATCGGACTAGCAGGTAAGTTAGGCAAGCATTGATGAGATGCCCCTTGGTTGAGCCTCGCCAACTAGCAGCAGAGGAGAGTCTGGGACTACAAGCCCAGAGCAAACCTTATCTGGCCGATCTTAAGGAGAAGTATGAGTTACTTATTAGATAAAGAAATTGATTATGACAAGAAATTCCGAATTATTAGCAGACTTCATAGAAATGGTAAAGAAACCTATATCATTCAGGAAGAGCTGGGAGAAAAGTGGTGTAACTATATCGACAACGAATTTGACGGTTTACTTGCGGCAAAGAGAAAATTGATCGAAATAGTTGAAAATCATAAAAACTATGTTGCTTGGAAAAAAAGAGAATGGGACTACAAACCAAAAATCTACACAATAAGCGATATTAATGTCGATTCAGAGGTTTAATAAACTTTCATGGGATATACTGAAACATAAGGTTATATACTATAAACCTAGTGACAAGTACAAGAAGAAGTTGGCTAAGTCCATATCTGATGAAGAATACGATCAAATGGAGATTGAGTATCTCAAGCTCTGTAAGGAGCTGGGAAAGCCCAATACTTTAGTGCATAAAGAATATGCTGGACTTGATAGTTGTGGTGATGGTATGATGGAAATAGACGAAAATCGTCCTAGCGTTAGATGGATGATACGGTATCTTAGAGGAGAATTTTTATGAAATATTTGTTGGTATTAATTTTACTCGCAGCTACCGCATGTACTGAACGTGGCAAGGAATATGAGAAGTTTGAATCTAGATGTCTTCTTAGTCACAGTGAACCATATACTTGCATGAGATATAGCAACACTTTAGAGATGTATATGCCAGCTACCTGTTACAGGACGGTATGTGATAAGCGTGAATGTTACAATGTGAAGTATCGTTCAAATGGTTGGTTTCGATTTCCTACAGAGTTAAAAAGAAAAGTAGTGAGTTGTAAGTGAAATTCAGAGATGAACATCATATAGCTGGAAGAGGAATTGTTTTGACTTTCGATATGGAGTCAGGCGATAGACCGATTAGTGTTGGTGATACTATTTATCATCAAGGACATTTTTGGGAAGTGGTTGGCATTGAGATGAGCCGAGGATTAACTGACCCTTCAATTATTAAACCGGGGATAGGACTTGTCGTTAAAAGGAAAGACTGATTATTTAGAATTTAATGTCACCGGACGCTGTGAAGAATTGGCCAAGCTAATGATAGAGAGTGCCCCTGCACCAACTAAGCGTTCTTTTATGAAAGGCGCTGGAGTTTATCCGGGATGCTATGGTGAGGCTGGCGTTATCACCAGTCTAGGAACTCATGCAACGTCAATGAATACAGTGAACCATGATATCTTGTTTGAGGACCAAAGATTAGAAATTAAAACAAAGGCGACCACCTACAGCAGACCTCCTGAGTTACATTATGAATGTTCATTGGTTGATTATATTGCTGGTAAGCAGGATTGTGATTTTTATGTGTTTACTAGAGTGTATAAAGAAAATGATAAGTTTCTTAAGGGTTGGATATTAGGATACATCAGTCCTGAAGAATATATGAACAAAGCGCAGTTTATGAAGAAGGGACAATTTGATAGTCGCAATAATTACACTGTTAGAAATGATTGTTACAATCTAGAAATTAAAGAATTGCATCCTATAGCGGAGTTACTCTGGTGAAGCATCAAGGAAAGTACAGGGTAGGGTGTCAATGTCAATATTGTGCAATTGATAGGAAGCGAGGAAATCGCCAAGATAAAGTTGTTCGTCGCTCAATAAAGAAAAAAGAAAAGCAAGATGAAAAAAAACTTCTTGACAAATATAAAAAATGATGAGATCCTGATTGTGGTGCTACGGTCCAGTCTGGAGTGGACGCTGCCCTGTCACGGCAGAGATCGAGGGTTCAAATCCCTCTAGCACCGCCATTTATCGTAGGAGTACATTAGTGTTGCCACCAATTGAAGTTATTCTTGGAATTAACGACTTTAAACCAGAACCAGTTTCTCCAAGCTATACTTTGGAACAAAAGTATCAATTATTTTTAAAATTAAGGGATTTACTTCTTGTTGACATTAAATACAATTCATATTGTACCAATTTTCAAGGATATTCTAGTTGGGAACGCAGTTTTAAAAAAGAGAGCATGGAAACCAATGTTGCTCCTACTCCGATTATTGAATACGCTAAGAAGCCTTATATTAAAACAAATGACGGTGGTATTGCAATGGTAAGGCCAGACTTTGCTACTTTTTGTGATCTGTTAGATCAAGGGAGATTATAATGGAATTAATAGTTGCAATTGCCATGTTATGCGGAACTCCAGTTACTAATAGCAATAATTATATTGGCTCGTCAAAGCAGTATAGTGATAAAGATGTTCTTTCTTGCCAAAAATGGTATAGCGATTGCGTTGTTCGTAAAGCAAAGAATGAAGGACGAATATTTAAAATTGGTGGATCTGAAATAATTAATTCTGAAAGATTATTTAGTTGCATAAAGGAAAAAAAATGAAACAACAATCATATCATGTAGAATACATTCTAGTTAAAGAAGAAAAAGGAAAGCGAAAAGAATATAGTCTTGGTGGAAGAGAAATTTCAGTTAGTCCTAATGGTATCTCAAAAGAAGCTTTAGCTTTTCGCAGAGCATCAAGAAAACAATTGGATGCAAATAAACTTATTTTGACAAGGATTGAACGATGAGTCAATTGGGAATGGGAGCTATGCTCCACATATTAGGTGGCGGCTCACCAGAACGTTCAGATAAATACGCTGGTCGAGTAATTAAATCTGCAAAGTTTGATGAGGATTTCGTTGATATTGAGTTTGAGGATGGTGTGACTATTAGAATTTTTGACGGTGGTCAATCTTGTTGCGAACATCGGTATTTAACTCTTGATGATAATATTGAAGATCTAGTCGGACAAACTTTAGTTCACATTATGGAAAAAGGTTACAAGGATGAAAGTGACGAAGAAGGTTGGGTCGAGCATGAAACTTGTTTTTTAGAAATTCAAGGCAATAAGTCTTCTATTACATTTGCTGCACATAATGAACATAATGGGTATTATGGTGGCTTTGGTATGAGTATTAAGGAGATATAATGTTTCCAGATGAGCGAGACGAGTCCCTAGACCAAGCTTTTGAGGATGGTAGAAGATCTATGGAGCAGGAATGCGAGAGGGCTTTAGAGCGACGAGAGAAGGCTCACTCTGCAGAATTGGCCGAAATAAAGGCTGATTATATAAAAGCCGTTGAAACGCTAAAAACTATAGCATCTTTTGCTAAGAGCGAAGCTGCAAAATTTCATGCTAGGGGAACTCTAAAAGAACTTGGTGAGATATAATGTATTTTTTTGAGTTAATTATTTTTGCGTTTTTAGGCATTCTTTTTTGGCCCTTTTTATTATTGAGTTCTTTTATCGATGGCTGGTATGGACCTAAATTAATGAGTGGATTAATGATTATTATATTAGTTCAATTTTTTTATTTAAGTGGACTGAAATATCTGTTATTTTAATGGCGACTACTAAGACCGAGGGAAAGCTTGAGGATCAAGCGTTAGACCCTCAAAAAAATTAGCGGAAAGCTGCTGGTGCAAGTCCAGCCAGTCAGACAGAGGACAATTTAGTATTAATAATCATTGCTGAAGGTTTACCATAGTCAGAACCAGAGTTACAAAAACGTGTACCATCTTCGGTTATATTCATAAATTTATGCGAATGTCCATAACAAACAACATCAAACCGTTCTTTTATTTCTGGAAGAAAACGCGGTGACGCATTAAATTCATGTCTATCATTTTTTATTGCAATTGATGGGAAGTGACTAACTAAAACATTAATATCATTTTTTTGTTTATCGTATTGATCTAAAACTCTATCAAAATCTTTAAAACTATTATTTGATAAATATGTTAACGTGCGACAACTTTCGTGCATAAGAGGCATCCAATGACTGTCGTTAGTTTTGGGGTCCGGTTTATGATACCATCCATCAAATCCAAAAATAGTAACATCATCGAGCTTAAATGGCGTATCTAGATGTTGTATGTTATTGTCTCGGTATAATTGCTCATGTTCTTCATATATTTGATATAACATTCGTCTCTGTGACTTTTTATCTTTTTTGTGTAAACCATCCCACAAATCATGGTTGCCTCGAACTGTCAGAATAGGCTTGTCTGGTATGCACTGACGCGCTGTTTCTAAACATCTTTTGTAGTGATATTGTGTATGTGAGGCTAGGTCCCCAGCTAAGATTAAAACATCAAAATCCTGATTATTCAAACGATTAAACATTTTCTGTATTTTATTTGCAGAATTTCCGGTACAGCCGTAATGTAGATCTGATGTTAATGCAATCTTAGCCATGTCTATATATCTTTCTAACTTTATCAACCACAGATTTATCTGCATTTTTGTATTTATCAATTTTTAAATCAACAATTTCTTGATTTTCATTAATCTCAACGTACTCCAGTCTATCAGTATTTCTCGCTTTAATAAATTCATCAATAACTTGTGGACCAGCTTTTTCTGAAGGTTTAACATCAATCCATCTTTTACCATCAACTTGAATAGATAATTCTCCAGAAAACTTACGAAAAGACTTTGTTATATTTTTAGGATACAATTTTCTACTCTTCACAATATGCTCCTACGCTTTGACTGATTCTTTGTAAAGCTTCATCTAGTGTATAATAAACTTCTTTGTGCTCTTCACCTTCAAGTAGAGAGAATGTTACAATGACACCATTAGTTACAAATTGAATGTTAATTGCATCCAATCCTTCGCCTTCTCCACCATCGTCACCATCACCAAACTCAGGCTCATCAATTATAACTTCGTTGGTTCCGGCTGGCTCTTCATATAATTTTAATTCACCCATTATTTATACTCCTTATATAACGGACAATAATCACTATGCCTACCATTATGCATTACTTTACTTACTCCACATTCACAAACAGGATGTTTATAAGTATTATTACCTTTAGGTAAAGGTTCAATTAATACCAAATCATCTTCTTCGTGCCAATCGGCTGGAGGAATTAAGTCATCTTTATCGTATTTAACATAGTGTTGTGTGTAATTAATTCCCCACATGTGGTCAAATTTAGTTTTTTCAATAACTCCAGTAACCTCTTCTCGACCTTTGAGATGTACTTTGTCGCCCTGCTTCATCGGTTATTCATCCACCATTTTTTATATTCTTCAATTGCCGCTGCGCGATATGAGTTATAGTGCTCTGGTTTTACAAGTTTCTTCATCATCAAGACTTTGAAACAGTTATTTAGATGTCCCTGTATAAATTGTTTTGGTCCAATCTTATCAGGGTAGCCGACTTGCTTTCCATAAGCCACCATAACTTCCATAATGCGCTTTTTATCTAACATTAAAATCTCAACTTTTCACAGGTTCGTTTAACTTTATCTAACTTTGATTCAACAGATTTAATTGAGCTATTTATACTTTCTCCAGTTTTCTTTAATTCATCAGCTTTTTTCTCAACGCGATCAACTTGTTTAACGATAGTATCTCTGGTTTTTTGAAATTCAGCAACATAAAAACTGGCACCACTTAAAAACAAACAGTGGTAAGCTATTGTTGCTAAAGTACACAGTCTTTCTTTAGTTATTAATTTCTTCATAATCTTCCCACTCAGGACAAGGAAAGTCTTCCATTATCGTTTTTTCCCACCAGTAAAGTGCTTCGTTGAACCTTTTTTCATTCGTTTACGTTTTGCGTAATTAGTCTTGGCACCATTTCCTGATTTTTTAGTTTTTGTCTTTCTTTTTTGTGCAATTTGTTTTGCTCTGCTTGTGCTCATTTACATATTCCCTTTCTTTGGTAAAAACAACATGTTTTACATACTGAGTATAAACTCCACCTTGGAGAGATTTTAATCTGCTTTTATGAAAAACAACCTCTATCTCATCAGGTAATTCGTCACATTCAAATATCACCGTTTTCTTCAATCTTCTGATCCTCATAAGGAGCTACTGTACGTCTATAAAATTCTATTTGTGCCCCAGCTAATGCTCCCATTATATCATTGCAATGTTGATAATTCAAGCCGTTTCTTTCAATATATTCTTTAAACATAATCGCCATTGCATATTGTAAATCTCCAGCACAATCAATTGATTCAAGAACAATTGCATCAAACGCATTACCATCTTCTTTACTAAGAAAAATATCTTTTCTTTTATTATCGTCAACGTATGGCATCTATAACATTTCCTTTTGGTCTAATTTGGTTCATAATATATCTTTCACAAGATTCTTTTTTACCATAAAGATATGGAAAAATAAATCCTTGATGAGGAACCTTATTATTTTTTAAATAAAGCCCAATCTTCTTTCTGTATTCTTGAGTATTAATATCGCCAAATCCAACTTGCCTAATAACTCGATCAACTGAATCTAGAGCATAGACTTCAACAGTTCTATAAGACACTTGTAAAATTTCACTAAGTTCTTCAGCATCTTTTCTGTACTCTTCAGGAAGTTCTTGTAAGTAATCTATTTTAACTTTACCACCTTCCATAGATTCCCAAAATGCTAATGGTGTCATGTGAGAAATTAGTTTATGAACTCGAAGATACTCTTTTCCTTTTATTTTTACTCGTAATCCATTATTGAAACGAACAACAAAGCCTTCATCATCTTTTGGTAAAGTTTGCTGTAACTCAATCATTTCGTCAATAGTATATTTATATTCATTTCGATAAGGCATACCGCCAGCGGTAACTTCAGGAAGCCAAGCCATATCAGGAACAACCACCTCTTTTTGATTATTAGTATCCACAATCGCTAAAAGTACCAGCTTTTCTTCTTTTCCATAATCTACAACAATTTTGTTTTCAGGATATATTATCTCTACTAAATATGTATAATCTTGGTTAAAGAAATGAGAATCATATTGCTTGTTGAAAATTTCAAGTCCTTTAATTGCTTGTTCACTATCAAACGAGCCTCTGGTATTCATGCGCCACTTATCTTTATAATAATAGAGAATGCCCAAAGATCCATCCATTTTTTCAGTGACAACGTACTCCTCGTCTGGGAGATTTTCTAATCTGGTTTCCGGCATTTCTCCTAGATTAAAGAATTTAGGAAAAGGTAAAGCAATAATCTTACCTGTAGCAACTTCAAAAACGATTCCTCTAGAATTTCTAGTGACATCATTCCATGCTCTATCAAAAGTACACTGATCGGTATAGTTATATAAGCACAAATCACCGTTAAAATTATCTTGACGACGAATGTTGCCCTTTTTTCGCTCTTCTTCAAACGGTTTTAACATAATTGCTTCAGTTTTATTGTAATATTCAGTAATTCTGCTAGGAATAAAGTCTCTTTCATCTTTAATTATAGCAATAACTTCATCCTCAGTGTATAAACGAAGATTGCCATCAAATGCCATATCATGCATGTTGTTCTTTTTAAGATAATGAGCGTGTAAATGACCATGAAGATAGTTAAAATTAGGATTATTTTTCACTTTATATTGCGAATAACGATTATCAATCCCATTATCAGGAGGTAGATGCGTCATTACAACGTGAGTACCGTCTTTTAACATCAAATATTTGATAATATCGACACTACACCATCCTGCCTTCAAGTATTTATTCGCAACTTTAGCATGAGTTTCTACGCAATCAGGATTTTTATGTAACGTATTAAACATTGCATCGTGATTTCCTAGAACTAAATGCTTTTTACCATTTAAACGCTTGATAAGATCTTCTTTTAAGGCCATTCCTTTACCAATACCAACGTCACCAAGATGATATACTTCATCATCTGGTCCAACCTGAGAGTTCCATTGCTCAATTATAGCCTCATCCATCTCTGCAGTATTATCCCAAGGACGATTACAGTATTTAATAACATTACGATGACGAAAGTGGGTGTCACTGGTAAAAAGTCTAGCCATTAATTTACTATCCTTTGTATGTTTCTTAATTTTAACATATTTTTTTGAATATTGTCAATAATATCTAAAAATTCTTTTAAAGTCATATTTGATTTAGCTGCATTACATCTTTTACAACAAGGAACTACATTGTCTAAATTATAGTCATTATCATTATTAATTCGATCTATTCCATTATACTTAATTTGACCCCTTAAATCTTTTTCATTTAATATTGAGTTGGGTTTGGTTCCACAATAAAAGCAATTTTCAACAATTAATTGTTTAAATTCATCTCTGGACAAATTAAACTGATAATTTCGTTTTTTAGCGTCTTTTTTATAACGATAATAAAGTTTATTTATACTACTATCATTTTTTGTTGCAGGATCTGATGGTTTTCTTTTTTTAAATAATTGGGCTGTCGTCTTTTTTCTTAAACAGCCGCAGCTTTTTTTATTACCAGACGTTAATTGATTAGTTGTTGCTAAACACTGGTTACCACAATCACACAAACAATTCCAGTATCTATCTCGTCGAGAATGACTATAACTTTTTACGGTTAAATAGTTAAATTGTCCACCAACTAAATCCATTTAATACCCTTATCAACTAAACGCCTAACGACACCTGTTTTATACTTACTTAATGTTTCCCAACCTTTCAATCCAAAATTTTTCACCAGTGTTTTCATCGATACATAAAGTTTCTGTCCACTCTTCTTCATAGTATCCATATTCAATTTTAGTAAATGGGGTAATTAATAACCATCGATCTTGGTCTTTATACCCCGATCCCCAATGATATTCTTTTTTGTTATAATAAAATTTTCCATTTTGATATTTAATATCATCACTAATCTTTAAGTATTCTTCCATTATTCCTCCAAAGGAATAAGATTATAGTTATCGTACTCATCGTTTTCAGGATGTTCGTAGTCTTTCATAAATCGAAGAATAATATCTTTAGCCAACTGTGCAGACCCTTGTTGAATAGTGGGATGATTTTTACGATCAATAACTCTTTTTAAGCAAGTTAGAGGATTGTAGTCCATTTCCATAATTGTTACACAATATCCAGCTTCTCTAGCTGGTTTAATAAAACGCTCTCGCTGTTTACGATCAAAATTCATTCTGTCGATGATTATTCTAGGGATGCCATCTTTGAGAGCTTCTTTAAAATGATTTAAGTAGGCTTTTCTACCCATTTCATCCTGAGAGATACGAATAGCACTATCGTTCACCAGAGATTTCGCAAAAGTAGTCTTGCCTGAACCAATCGGTCCTACCATTAAAATTAATTCTTTTTCATAATCCATCTTTTATTCTCCGCAGTTCTTGCTCTAATCTTTCTTTATCATAGAGTAACTCAAGAATGCGGTTTTGTAAAGATTCTATTTCATAATCTTTATTTGAAACAGTTGTATTTAATTCGTCAATTTTTTTGTCACTATTGTCTAATTTTTGTGCAGCTCGACATAGTAAATTTTCTACAGCAAAGTGGTCAATAAAGAATGGGCCTCTAAAACCACTTAAATTCTTCTCAATTGACTGAGTATGGACTCCATGTTCTCGATTAACTAATTTGGCTTGAGCATAATTAGCGCAAAGATAAACTCCATCAAGTTCTTTACAAGCTCTAGCTGCTAATGTAGTTTTACCATAACGACGAGTTGATCCAAGTAAATGTGCAATATGATCCAATCGACTTTTTAAGTTCATAAATGCTCCTTCAACAGATTTACAATATGTCCACCAACATTAAATATTTTCTTTTCAACCTTTTTTTCTAATCCTTCAGGAAGTTCATTGTCTTTTAAAAAATCTTCTTTAGCGTCATCCATTACTAATTGTATATATTTGCCAATCTCTTTTGGACTTTCAATTTCGCCATGTTTAGAGAAAACACTAAGAACTCTATTCTTATTAACATAGCCCCGAAATTCAAGCATTAATGAAACGACTTCTTGGGGTAAATTTTCTTCTACTTTTGGTGCTTTCCCTTTACTTTCTTTCTCTTTAAATTTTTCAGATTTTTTCTTTAAAAGAAAACGAGATCCATTACCCATTGTATATTCTTTTTCATAAGGCTTGATGACAATTCCTTCGGCAGGGTTGTTTTCTTTAGCAATTACCTTACTATCAAAATCGCAACTAAAATTTAAAGCCTCAGTTAAACTGTCTGCGTATCCAACTAAGGGAACCATTTCGTCCTCAAGATTAAGTAATTTCATAATCTCTTCAAATTTTTGTTGAGAAACCATCTGACCATCAAGTTCAATATCAAAAAATAAAATATTTTTTATAGGACCATAGTCTACTCGATTTTGTATAGCTGGTCCAAAAAGTTCACCATAAACCCTAAGCTTGAAATCCCCTGCATCAACAAAATCTTGAAAACGTTGTAGGATTGAATCATTTCTAGCAACAACCGACCAAATATCATAAAAAGAATCTTCTTCTTTTAGAAAGGAAGAACGCTTTCCGACCTCCATCTTTTTCCCTTTTTGAAAAAAGAATTGAACGTTTGCCCCATCTACTTTTTCTCTAATAGAATATTTGCAGTTTTCTAATTCAGGTTGTTGTGATAGTGAATTTAAAATATACTTTTGACGATAATGGTTTTCAATTGAGTTATATCTTTTAAACATTATTTGCACTCCAAAAACATGGCTTCAATTTCTTTATCACTCATTCTTGGTGAGTAATGTCCCATAGATTCGTTCATTATTCCTTGTTCTTCATCTTGATGGTCGCAGTTTAAATCACAATGACCTAGTTCGTGAAACATTAATCGTAGTTTTAATTCATCATCAGCATCATTCCAATATGTATAATCAACAGTTATTGTTCTTTTTAAGAAAGGAACGTCAGGTTGACGACATCGGCCTATTGTTGGTTCCTCTAAATGTCCATACTCAACGTCAATGGCATATTCAACGTCTCTTGTTCCCAAATAACGTTCTTTATACTCCTGATATGCGTTAGTGTATGCTCCGAAGTCAGGATCTAGGTTGTATATACCATCAGCTTTGTGAAGTGATCCACATCCGCTAATAATCATTCCTAATAAAAATATCATGGTAGCTTTAAAATCATTATTCATAATCAAAATCTCCTAACCCATCAGGAAAAATATCAGGGTTATCTTCAATATACTTCTTTGCTGCCTCTTCGTCAACATCAATGTCAATATCTCTATAAATATCAACTTTTTCCGACAATAGATCAATTGATTGCTCAACATCTTTTAATTGTTGTCGGGCAATTGCCTTATTCATCTCGGTTGTGTCAGAGTTAATTTTTCTTTTTAAGACTTCTTTTCTTTCATACAGCCTATCTAAGTCGTGTCGATTCAAGGCTTCTGAAAAGTCTTCAGAAACCTTTTCTAAAATTTTATTAACTCTTTTTGTTCTTTGTTTTTTTAAATCATCCATCTAAATGTGCCAAATCAACGTTTACTCGGACTTTTTCCACTGTTAATTTTACATCTAACTTTTTTTCAATATGCGGCTTTAATGTATTAATTAGATCAATTCTATCATACGCAGCAACAACATTTTTTTCTTCAACAATTAGTAAGTAAATATATCTTTTCATTCTGCAATCTCCCAAATTTTATTATGGTTTGTTGATACTGATTGTTCTCCAATGATCTGAGCAGAAATAAAGAATCCCGGAGCATAAGCTACTTCAACATTTACTTCACCACTATTAATTCGTCTAAGCAAGACTCCATAATTTGCAAGATCATTAATCATTTCTTTTGAACTTTCATATTTTTCAGTTTTAATGTAAACCGTTTGGTTATTTAGGCCGATTAAAACAAACATCAAAGATTTTCTTTCTTTTTTTAAACTATCTATTAATGCCATTGTCCATCATCCCCTAACTGGTCTAATTGTACCATCTTTATTTGACCACTTTCAAGCATTTTTTGAAATTGGTTTTTCATCTGTTTGCGTTTATACGCAGCATATACTTCCATTACTGCCGACATCACAATCGTATAGATTAAATGTGAAGCAAAGAAATATAAAACAAAAGTTAAAAAACTCATTAGTGTAACTCCTTCTGATCTTCAGGACCATGTTGATAAATTGAATACTGTTCGCCATCAGGCAAATCTTCTAAAGTTTGAGAAACATATTCTCCTGTTCCAACGATAACTCCTTTGATCGAACCATCTTCGGTTTCGTTCATTGCCAACAACCAATCTAGTTCAGCGCAACGATCTGCTAATTCTAAAAAAATTTCTTCAGGTGTTCTCTGTGTCATCTATTTCTTGCCTTTCATCACATTTTGTGCAGTATTTAAAACTTTCAGTAAAACCAATATAGTTTCGCCAATGATGTTTACATTGATTATCGTCTTGGTCAAAATCTTCATCCCAAGGAATAATACAATCATTTATAGAGTACCCTTCAGGTAAACCAATTTCTATGGGATTTTTACTACCATCAACCATCCTAACTGAACCACTAACTTCATATATTCCGGTTTTAGGGACTCTAAACGTAAAATTATGCTGTTCCTTAAACATGTCAATAGCTTTTTTAACATCAAAACTAATATCGGCCACTATTTACCTCATTTACAATTAAAAATGCAGCAATTAACAATTGTAGAATACCAATAGCCGCTGCCAATGTCAAACCTAAAGTAATATAATTAAAGAACCAAATAAAACTGCCTAAAAGATTGACACCAATGCTAAATTTAATCATTCTTCACCTCATTAAAAAATAATACATGAACAATTCGACAATCGTCAAGATTTTTTCCTCTATTTCCAACAGTGGCTTTAGAATGAAAGTATGATGCTGGAAACATAACCAATCTGTTAGGTTTAAATTCAAATCTACGAACTATTGTCCATTTTTCAGGGTCCATTGTTTGACCGTCTATAATTTTACCAGCCTCAGTATCGGGATTGTCTATATCTAGTTTGTAAGTTCCTAATTCTTTGTTGAACCAGACACAAACACCATCATCCTGCGGAAACTCAGTAGACTGAACCATGAATATTCCTATATATTCAGAAAATAAAGCGTCTGAATGAATCCACATTGGGTGCCTATATTCTGGACGATCTATATATGCTCTAAGAAAAGCTTCAACGTTTGCGGTTTTTATCCCTAGTTCTTTTTGTAATTTATCATAGATTAAAACTGGTAAAACTTCTTGACTCATGTCACTATATTTTTGGCCCTGACTCACAACACTTTTAAAATTCGCTTTTTTAACCTGATTGTAATAATAATCAAAGTCATCCAATAAATCATCAATTACTGCAACCATTTTAATCCCACCAACTTTCTGTATTTTTTTCTAATAAATAAAATAAGCGTTTTCTGTGCAATCTTTTAACTTTTTCCCAATGTTCGATTCTTCTTCGATAGACTGGTCTAGCCTGTTCATCTATCTCGGGCGTTCCTCCCCAGAAACTTCTATAACGATATAGTTGACCAAATTTACTAGAATACTCTGCTGGTTCGCTCCATGTTTTTAATTTACCGAATCTTTTTTCTATTTCATAAAAAGCTTTCATACCATATTCGTCTTGCCACATGCGACGAGCTAATTCTCTAGCTTCTCGCAATTCTCTCATCAATCTATTATTTTCATTGCTGTTCCACATAAGGTGGCTATGATTTTTCATAACGTAATAAACTCGATCTAGTTTTCTATATGTCATTTCATAGAGAGTTTGTGCATCAAAGTCATAACTATCTCGCATGTGCCATGCCCAATACAACATACGACACAATCTTTCATAGTTAGATCGAAAAAATATTCTAATATCCCAAATTTTTTCAAGTATCAGTGACTTCACAATTCTTTACCTCGTTAAAAATTCTTTCAGCAACGTGGGCCAACGCTATGTTCTTCTCATTTTCTGGTATGTAACTTAAAAAAACCTCAACCATAATCCTGTAACGTTCATTTTCGTCTATTAGCCGATCTAGAAGGTCCATTCGTAGCTTAGTCTTTTTTCTGTCACTGCTTTTATCACTAATACTGGCCAAACTCCGTACTCCTTAACCTCTTCAGGCACATATCTTTTTTCTAAACGTTTAGCAACATCGTCTAATCCAAACTCTTTGTAGCAAGCTTTGCTTAAAGCCGTAATTGCTTCTTGTTCAGGATTGTCATAAACGATTTGGCCTTGGTTTTGTGCTCCACCCCAAGCTATTGCTGTGGATACAATAAATGCGTTCATCATAGTTTCTCCTACTTTTAGTAGAATAACATACTTTTTTTATAAATCAAGTGTCAAAAAACTTGACAAATAGCAAGAATTATGCCATATTAACAAATAAGGTTAGAGATATGACAAGAGGCATGACCCAAAGGGGAAAAGCTGAAAAACAGGGCTATTACGTCAAAATGCTCGTAATTTTAACAACTTAAGGTGTTTTTCATGAAAGAAAAATTAATGAATACTATTCACGGATTGAAGAAAATTAACTTATTGCTTGTTGTTTTTCTTGCTTTTGGTGTAAAAAATCTTTTTATTGCTCCAAATTTCGCCTCTGCTGCGATTTTGGCAGTTTTAGGTGCAGTGTATGCTGGTGCAAGATTTATTGCTCTTAAAGAGCCACAGAAAGCCCCAAATCGTTTAAAAACTGAGCTAGATAAGGTTCAAGCTGATGTTAAAGAGATTAAAGGCGCTTTAACTAAAGGAAATGTTGCCAAAATTTCATCTAAAGAAAAAACTCGGTATTTTTAATGGCTAATACTAAAAGTTTACAGAAAAAATTTACAGAATCAGCATCTATTGAAGTAGAAGTTGTTAAATTACGTAAAGAAAACAATGCTTTACAAGAAACCGTAACTAAATTATGTAAAGAAATTGATAGAATAAGAGAAATTGATCGAAAAAAAACAAGTTTAATTCTAACTCCCGAAGAAGAGTTGCTTGAAGTTCAGATTAATAACTTAAATAGTATCTCAAGAGAAAGAAAATTAACCCTTGAGGAAGTAAAGACTTTAGACTTGCTAATCAAGAACAAACGTTTGATAAAAAAGCAAAGCACATCAAACAATGAACTCACTCTACCAGCAGAAATGTCTGATGAGGAATTAGAGAGGATTGCTGCCAGTGTCGAAAACAAAACGGAAGGTTCCGAGTCCTAGTCAAGCCCAAAAAATTCTTTGGCGAAAAGGTCAACTACGATTCAAACTCCATACACAGCAAAAAATTATCTATGATAAGTTTTATAGTAGTGATGATTATTTCACAACTATGCTTATTTCTCGACAAACAGGTAAATCATATCTGTTAGCAATTCTTGCAATTGAAACATGCTTAAGAAAGCCGGATGCGGTTGTTAAATTTGTTACACCTAAGTTAAAAATGGTAAAAAATATTCTGAATAAGAATATGAAAGTTATTCTTCGAGGCTGTCCAGCCGATATACGCCCAGAATGGAAAGAAAATGATAAAGTTTGGCAATTTCCTAATGGGAGCCAGATACAAGCTGCTGGTACAGATAACCAGAACTATGATAATATTCGTGGTGGTACTTGTGATCTTTGGATTGTTGATGAGGCAGGATTCTGTAGTGATTTAGAAGACGTTATTTATTCTGTCCTTACACCGACAACTACAATGACAAATGGTCGAGGATTGTTATCTTCTACTCCTGACCCCAACGAACCAGAACATCCTTTTATAACGATATTTGTGGAGAAAGCCAAAACTGAAGGAAAATTATTCAAATATACAATTGATGATAACCCAATGTTGAATGAGGCTGACATTCGAAAAATTATCGAACGTTATCCTAAAGGTAGAAAAGATATTCGTTTTCGTGCAGAGTATCTTTGTGAGATTGTTCGAGATGAAACTAAAACTGTTGTTCCTGAATTTGACCATGAAGCAGAAAGAGATATTGTAACTGACCAAATTTTATATCCACCATATTATGACTATTATGTTTCTATGGATATTGGGGGAAAAGATTTTACGTCAATACTTATTGCCTATTACGACTTTATTAACGATAGTGTTGTTGTAATTGATGAAATTGTTCATAAAGATAAACAAGGTACAAAGAAAATTGCTGAAAGTATAAAAGAAAGATTGACAGAACATTTTGATGAAAAACCTCCATATATGATGTATGCAGATAACAACAATATTATTCTATTAAACGATTTAAGGACCGATCACAAACTAAATTTTATCCCAACCAAAAAAGATAATAAACAAGCTGCTATTAATAAAGTTAAGCTTTGGGTCCAAAATCGACAGATAGTGATTCATCCTCGCTGTAAGACCTTAATATCACACTTAAAAAATGGAAAATGGGCAGATCATCTTAAGAATGGGTACAAAGAATTTGCAAAAGACGTTGAAGGTGGTCACTATGATACCCTAGATGCTTTTATTTACCTTGTGAGGAATATCGTAACAGGCAAAAACCCATATCCGAAGAATTACACAGCAATGGGTACTTCTAATCATTTTCAGAGAAAATTAGAGATTCGAGGCATGGACAAGCTCGCCAAGTCCTTGAAAATACAGAAGTCTATTAAGATTAACAAATAAGATTGGAGCTATATTATTAACTCAAATGGTGGAAATATGAGACATAATGAAGAATATTTTGCAGCTAAGGAAGCCGAAGACACCGCTAGAATCGTTCTAGCCAAGGCAGATAAGTGGTTTCACTCCTTGGATGTCAACGGTTACTTGGACAAGCTAAAAGAGGCTTGGTCTGCATATCACGGTGCCTACTATACAGATATCGGATCGGGGCATCGAATTACTTTTAGTGGTGAACAAGGTGAATTGACTAATTTGCCAGTAAATCACTATAGAAATATTTGTCGTCATATTCTAACTATGGTTACTGCTAATCGTCCAGCGATGGAAGCCAGAGCAACCAATACAGATTACAAATCATTAGTTCAAACAAAATTAGCCAATGGTCTTCTCGATTATTATATGAGAGAGAAGCGACTTGAAGATTATTTATATCGAGCCATTGAATACGCTATTGTTTTTGGTTCAGGATATATCAAGATGGAGTGGAACGCCACTTCTGGTGAAGTTTACGATTATAATGAAGAAACTGATAGTCCTATCTATGAAGGTGACGTTAAGTTTAGCAATCTTTCTCCTTTTGATGTTGTTTTTGATAGCACAAAAGAAGATTCTTCTCAACATGATTGGGTTCTTTGTCGTTCATTTAGAAATAGATTTGATTTAGCTGCGAAATATCCAGAAAAAGCTCAAGACATTCTTCGTATGGAAACTAAAGACCAAATGCAACGTTATGATTTTAACGGTGCTTTCCATGATGAAACTGATGATATTGCTGTTTATGAATTTTATCACAAAAGAACAGAATCTATGCCTGAAGGTCGATATGTTCTTTTCGTTGACAGTAACGTTGTTCTAAATGACGCAAACATGCCGTACAGAGAGCTTCCAGTTTACAGAGTATCTCCTGCAGACATTCTTGGTACTCCTTATGGTTACAGTGACACCTTCGATATTCTTCCAATTCAAGACGCTTTGAATAGTTTGTATTCTGCTGTACTTTCCAATCAAAACGCTTTTGCTGTTCAAAACGTTCTTTCTCCTCGCGGAGCTGACGTTGATATTGAGCAGATTAGTTCTTCGTTAAACTTTATTGAATATAATCCGGTCGGTGGAGAAAAGCCAGAAGCTTTAAATTTACTTAAAACTGCACCAGAAACTTATGAGTTCATTTCTATTTTAGAAAGAACCGCAGAAACTATTTCTGGGGTTAACTCTGTATCTAGAGGTAATCCAGAATCTTCTTTACAATCAGGTAACGCATTAGCACTAGTTCAATCTATGGCACTTCAATTCGTATCAGGATTGCAGCAGTCTTATGTTAAGATGATTGAAGATGTTGGTACTGGTTTAGTAAACATGTTAAAGGATTTTGCTGCTGTTCCTAGAGTGGCTCAGATCGTTGGTGAATCTAACCGAACTTATATGAAAGAGTTTAGTGGTGATGATCTTTCAAATGTTAATCGTGTTATTGTTGATGTTGGAAATCCTCTAGCCAAAACTACCGCTGGTCGAGTCCAAATGGCAGAGCAGATGTTACAAATGGGACTAATCAGAACTCCTGAGCAATACATTACCGTAATGAACACAGGTAAACTTGAAGCGATGACTGATGGTGTCGATAAACAGTTGCTATTAACTAAAGCTGAAAATGAAAAAATGTTACAAGGGGAAACAGTTGTTGCTGTTGCTACAGAAAAACATTCTATTCACATCAAAGAGCATAGTGATGTTTTGGCTGATCCAGATTTAAAAAATGATCCAGAATTAGTTAAACGTATTCAAACTCATATACAAGAACACATTTATTTATTACAAACAACTAATCCTGACTTGTTGGCACTACTTGGTGAACAGCCTTTGTCGCCTCCCGGTGGAACTCCACTTAATCCACAAAATGCTCCCGGAGCACAAGGTCCTCCAGCCAACAGTATGGGAGAACTTGATCCAGTAATGCAACAACAAGCAACAGCGCAAATGGCAGCTCAAAATCCTGCAGTAATGGAAGGTACAGTTATGCCTCAACCAGCAACACCGCCAGCTCCATTTGATAATTTACCAACTAATGCACAAGATGTATTGCCACAAAGTTAAGGGGATATAATGGGAAGATCTAAGCAATTTTTAAAAGACACTAGTAAAGCTGCTAGAGATAGCAATAAAACTGCTTTTGAAAAATTAAAAAATATGTTTACTATGTCTGATGAAGAAAAAGAAAAGAAGAAACGTAAAGAATTAATTGAAAAAGAAAGAGCAAGAACATACGAAGCAATTAAACCTCGTAAATACTAATAGGATTAGTTGATGCCAAATAACTTGAACAATAAACTTGATGGATTTCAAGTATTAAAAAGTGTATTTGATCCAGCAACGAATTGTTTAAGGGTATGTGTTGTTGAAGGATCTACAGGTGGTGGTAGTGGTTTTGAAGTAATCATTACACATACCGATGATTCCATTCGCTTAGGTGATGGCACTAATTTCTTTACATCAACAGTTGTTGGTCCTAAAACCGGATTAGACGTATCTGTTATTAATGAATTAGATATTGAAAATCTTGATGCTAGTAAAGATAATGTTGCTATACAGGATGATGATGGTCATAGATTAAATATTAATGCCGATGGTTCTTTGCCTGTAACTATAAGTGGTTCCGCGAATGTAACTGAGATTAATAATTTTAATGAAGTATCTTCAGTTGCACAAAGTACAGAAACTACGCTGTTAACTTTTACTGCTCTTGCTGGAAGAGAAACTTATATACAAAAAATTGATGTTTCTGGTGAAAATATTGCAGAATATCGAATAAAAGTACAAGGAAGTGTTGTTGATAAAAAACGTACTTATTTTGGAGCAGGATTAAATGCTAGATTTAGGTATGATGGACAATTAAATAATGGATATAGATTATCTCCGGGTCAAACATTAACGGTTACAGTAATACACGAAAGACCTATGCCGGGAGATTTTAACGCTAGAGCAACTTTGGTGGAAGTATTATGAGCTTAGAAAAAAAGAAGAAACAAGTTGAACTTAAAAAAGTTGAAGCAACTATTGCAGAACTTGAATATAAAATAGAGGAAAGAAAAGCTGACATCGAACGGATGACAGAACATATTAAATTACAGGAAGAACGAAAGAGGAAAATAGAAGGAGAATTAAATGGCGGATTATAACAGTTCATTGCCAATTCGCTCAGAGGCGGATGTTGATGAAAGAGTACAGACGAAGATAGTTGATGCAACTAATCCAGATACGCAACAACTAGCGGTCAATGCAGACGGATCTATAAATATTACAGATAACGGTGGTTCAATCACAATAGATGCTGTTGATTTAGATATTAGAGATTTAGATCATGCTCAGGATAGTGTTCGGTTAGGTGATGGAACAAATCTTACTAATGTAAATGCTTCTGGTGAACTTCAAGTTAGAGATGACGATGCAAATACTGCTTTGTCTAGCTTATATGGTAAATTTGTTGACGGTAACGATATTGGTGATGTAACTATCAATAATGCTGCTGGTGCCGCTGCTGTTAACATTCAAGATGGTGGAAACTCTATTACTGTTGACGCAACCGATCTAGATATTAGAGATCTTAATGCTTCTCAAGACAATGTTGCTATTTCTGATGGAACAGACACTCTTGCTGTTAATACTGACGGTTCAATCAATGTTAATGTTGTTGATAGTGTTGCTGGAAATGAAGTTTGTGATTATCAAACAAGTTCTTCTGTTGCTAAAAATGCTTCAGTAAACCATGACTACACTGTTACGGGTGGTACTACTTTTTCTGGTGAAGAAGCTTGGATTTCGGGAAGTGGTAAACTTAAGGTTGAATTATTGGTAGATGGTGCAACTAAGTTTGTTGGATTTAACTCTACGTCTAATCCCAATATTCGTATTCCACTTGAAAAGTTATTAAAAGCTGGTGCTGCTGAAGTTGTGCGAATGACAATAACTAACAGAGATAATCAGCCACAAGATGTTTACTCTACTTTATTAGGTGAAGAAAACTAAGGATAATTAATGGCAGATATTAGCGATATAGAAGCAGCAGAAACGGTAAAGATTGTAGGATCACAAGCTGACGGTACAGAACAAACTCCTGTACGCTCTACAACTTTAGCTGATTTACAAGTTGCTGATGTTCCAAATCAAGCCGGAGTAAGTGGAGTTTTAAACTTAACAACTACAGCTATTGAAGGTAAAGTAAATGCTTTACCTTTAGAAAATCGCAAATTTGTTGAAATGCAGGCATTAACTAAAAGAGTAAAATGGGGTTATGATCCTAGTTGTCCGTTTGATTTATTTAAAAATCAATTTTTTGCATTACCTGTTGGCGAAAACTGTACTATCTACTTTAAAGCTGATAGTGGAACCGCTGATGTAGCGTTTTCGGAGAAATAACATGCCCGGTCCTTTTACTTTTCCAGTTGCCGAAGCTGTACCATTTGATAATGAAGAAAATAATTTTACTGCAGAAAATACACAAGAAGCTATTGAAGAAGCTAAGATTAGTGGAGTTCCCTTTAATGTTATTAATTGTGGTGAGTTTTTGAGTGATAGACATTATAAAGCTTATAGTAATGCTGGTGGACAAGTTATAAATAACGTAGATACTCCATTAATTTTAACTCAATCTACGCCAACTAGTGATACAAATGCTTTTAATTTGGCAAGCGGAGAATTACAATTTTTAACTGCTGGAAAATTCTATGTAACTTATAATGTTACTTTTGATAATACAAATAACAGTAGAACTAATTCCAGAAACGCTTTACAAATAAATACTGGTTCAGGTTTTGTTGAAATCGAAGATACTGTTGTTTACACTTATGAGCGACAAGCAAATGCTGATAGACAAACAGGTACAGGGACCGCATTAATTGATGTAAATATTGGAGATATTATTCGTATTGTGTCAAGAAGAATACAAGGAAGTAATAATACTTCTTTGGGAAGCGGAACAGCCTTAATGGTAGTACCACAACGAGAAAGAACCGAAGATCAAGTAATTTTAGGAATAGATGGAGCGAATGTTACCGATGAAGAACTTTTATTTAATTATAATGCAGGAGAATTGTAATGGCACAAAGAATTAAAATTCAAATTTTAAGAGCCACTAGTGCAACAAGAACATCATACACTCCTGATATCGGTGAATTAATATATGAAACTGATACCGGAAATGTATTTATTGGTGATGGAACAACTGCTGGAGGAAATGCAGTTTTATCTACAGTTGGTGCGGTTACTGACGGATCTAATGAAGGTGTTGGTGGTGTAGGTCCATTTATACAAAATAATGGCGGAATATTAGAATTTAAAAATATTAACGCAGGATCTAATAAGATTAGCGTAACTGATGATGTTGCAAATAACGAAATTGATATAGACATCGTTGAAGGTAATATTAATTATAATAATCTTCAGAATCTCCCAACTTTGGGAACTGCTGCTGATAATGATGAAGGTGATTTTGCTACTGCCGCTCAAGGAGCATTAGCTGATAGTGCAGTTCAGCCCGGAGATAATGTATCAGACCTAACTAACGATGCTAATTACCAAACTGGCGCACAAGTAACAACAACCGTAAATAATGCAATTTCAACGCATGAAGCAGCAGCAGATCCACATCCAGCTTACGCTTTAGAATCTTCGTTAGCGACAGTAGCTACAAGTGGAGATTATAATGATTTAACAAATACTCCAGTTTTTGGTACAGAATATCAATACGCTGAAAGTTTAGGAGAATCTCAAAGTAACTCAACTACATTTCAAACAAAAGTAACTTTAAATACAGGAACTATTCCTGCGGGAACTTATCGTATTGGTTGGTCTTACAATTGGAGTTTAAACGGTACGGCAGATGATTTTGAAGCTAGAGTTTTAGAGGATGGTGCAACTCAAATTATGCTTCATTTACAAGAACCGCAAGATTCTGGGGTTGACCAACAACATGAAACTGGCGGATTTATAAATAGAACTTTGACTGCAGGATCTCATAGTTATGTTCTACAGTATCGAACTGATGACGCATCAATTGCCGCGTTTATCCGAACAGCTAAATTAGAATTTTGGAGAGTATCATAATGATGGTTACAGAAAGAGTGTTTACTAAAACAATTTTAATGAACAAATTAAATTCAGAATTAAACTTAATTGCTAATGACTTATTTCATTGTATAATTTATGACAGCGATATATCTAAAGTAACTGTGCAACTTCTTAGAGAACCAACTATGCAAGAAGATACTGATATAACAACGACTGTAAATAATCATGTTCCTACACCAACGCTGCATGACAGCATTGTTACTCAGTTAAATATGGATGTCCAACCTTTTATTAAGCAAATGATGGATAATGAGTCGGCAACAAATATCGAATTAGGAATTACACAAGCTGGTAAAACAGTAGATGTTTTGGGACTTATAGTTGAAAAACATTTAATGCCCGGAAAAACTAAGGCCATTAGTTTAAAAGACTGTCTTGATACCGGAAGTTTATATGCAGCATTAGAGGTTCTTGGATATATTCGAGCTAATCCTAGCACATATACAGGACTAGGTCCTTTTATAACTGACGCAAGATTATTAAATATGATTAATCAGATTGAAACTTTTCTAGGATTACCTTTAACGGAGAGTTAAAATGAATAAAATTACCGTTGGTTTTTCTCGTCCAAAAAAATGGAAACCTTTAGCTCAGTTGATAAAACTAATTGAGGGAACTTCATATTCTCATGTTTTTGTTACTTGGAAATGCACTAATATTGATAGACGAAAAGTTTTTGAAGCAGTTGGATCTGGAATTAGAATCTTAAGTAACGTAAATTTTAAAAAACACGCAGAAGTGGTTGAACTATATCACTTTTACGTTGATGATGAAACCTTATTTAAAATTGAACAACAAGCGCATGATATGACCGGAAAACCTTATGGATACAAGGCAATAATTGGTTTAGGTATTATGAGGTTTTTTAACTTCTTTAATAGATTATTTAGGCTAAAAGGAAAACAACATAATCCATTTAAAGATGGTGATTACTCTCAAGTATGCGTTGAAGCTGGTGGAATGGTCCTAAGTAAAATTATTAAACTTCCTCACAATTTTGAAGATTTTGGATTACAAGAATTTCATGATTTGGTTAAAAAACATGGAGAAAAGGTTTCTCAAGAAAAGATAGACAAGATTAATGGCAAAAATAATAAGAAGAACTAAGTTTTTTAGAAGAAAGAAGAAATGGGAACATTTCAAACTTAAAATGCGAAAAACAGCATTACGATGCAGTATTTTAACTAATATTTGCATGGGAACGCATATTTATGATCCCAATATTACAAAAGAATTAACAAATAAAGTTATAGAGATATACTCTAAGGTAGCTCCAATGGTGGAGAGCCTAATTAACCAATTACCCCTATAAGGGATATTAACATTTAGGAGATATTATGTCTGAGATCGCAAATCCCGGTGCTCATCCTGTTGAAGGAAGTCCAGAGCAATCCGCTGAAGAAGTTATCGAATCTATTGATAACGCAAATCCACAAGAAGAAATTGAACAACCTGAAGGTTCCGAAGAAGTAACTGATGTTGAAGAGGCTACTGATTCTGAATTAGCCGACATTGTTGGTGATGAAGATGCAACTGATGAAGAAGTTGCTGAAGCACAACAAGAGATCGCTAAACGTCTTCAAATGAAAATTAACGGTAAAGAAGAAGAATTTGACCTATCAAATGATGAGCATATTGAACGACTTAGAGATATGGCTCAAAAAGGCGAAGGTGCAGATCAAAAATTCCAAGAAGCTGCAAAAATGCGCAAGCAAATGGAACAATTTGCTAAATTAATGCAGGATGACCCTATTGCTGCTTTACAACGATTAGGACACGATCCTGATGCTATTGCTGAAATGCACATGCAAAAACGTTTAGAGGAGATGCAGAAGTCTCCAGAACAGATTGAACGTGAAAAGCTTCAAAAAGAGCTTGAGGATATTAAGAAAGAAAAAGAACGTCTTGAAAATGAAAGACTAGAAGCTGAGAAAAAAGTTGCCCAAGAAGCATATTCTAGGAAGCTAGATACAGAAATTACTGATGCTCTTTCTAACTCTGAATTGCCAAAAAGTCCTTATGTTGTTAAGCGTTTAGCTGAATATATGATGCTTGGTCTTAAAAAGAACCCTAAATTTGAAGTGAAAGATGCAGTTCCTTTGGTTGAAAAGCAAATCAAACGCGAAATTCAAGAAATGTTTGAGGCTATGCCAGAAGAAATCGTTGAAAAGGTTCTAGGTCAAAATGTTTCTAACAAACTTAGAAAACGTAGACTTAGCAAAATGAAGAAAGCTCCTGAAACTGCAGCGCAAGTTAAGCAGACAGGAAAAGCTGAGATTAAGAAAACAGAAGCAGTACAGGAAAAGAAGCCTATTTCTGCTAAAGATTTCTTCAATGATTTTGGTGATCTTTAATTAGTAATTTCGGGCACTTATAACTTTTTTTTCATAAGTGCCTATTTTTTATGTTGATTTTTAACAAATAATGTTGTATGGGGTATTGCCCATATAGTTTACAGGTATTTAAAATCTGTGTTGACTCCATAGGAGTTTTTGGTAATCTTCGGACCCAGAAATAAACCAGCGATGAAACTGAGGTTTAATTGTACTGTAAGAAAAACGTTGAAATTTTATTAATCTAAACTATTTTTTTATAGGAGTTAAATAATGGCTGGTGAAAATACAGTTACTACGCTAAACGGTCTTTTTAAAGAAGTTTATGCTGACAAATTAGAAAATCTTATCCCTGAAGGTACTAAGTTCATGCAGAAAGTTCCTTTCTCTGCTCGTAAGAAAGAACTTGGTTCTCTTTACCATCAACCTGTTGTCCTTGGTTTGGAGCACGGTATTACTTATGCTGGTCCTACTGATGACGCTTTCGCTCTTGACGATGCTATTAACGGTGTAATCCGTGACGCTACCGTTCAAGGTTCTCAAATGATGCTTCGTTCTCGTTTGGGTATCGCTGCCGCTTCTCGCGCTGCTGGTGGTGAGCCTAAAGCTTTTGAAAACGCTACTAAATTCCTAGTTCGCAACATGCTTCGATCTATGGCTCGAAGACTTGAAGTTGGAATGTTCTACGGTGGTGTTGGAATCGGAACTGTTGCTTCTATCGCTGGTACTGATATTACTATCACTACTGCTGAATGGGCACCCGGTATCTGGGCTGGTTCTGAGCAAATGAAAATTGACATTTATGATGCTACTTCTACTACTCTTCGCGGTACTGCTCAAGTAACTGCTGTTGATATGGCTACTCGCACTATCACTGTAGATGCTGTTCCTGCTGGTACTGTTGCTACTGACGTTATGTACTACAAAACTGCTCAGGGTAACGAAGCTGTAGGTATTCACTTCATTCTTACTAACACTGGTACTCTTTTTGGTATCAATGCCGCTAACTACACTCTTTGGAAAGGTAACGAAAGTGACCTTGGTGGTAATCCACTATCTTTTGGTGCAGTTCAAGACGGTATCGCTCTTGGTGTTGAAAAAGGTCTTGACAGTGCTGTTTGCGTTTTCGTAAACCCTCGTACTTGGACTGATCTTTTGACTGAGCAAGCTGCCCTTCGTCAGTATGACAGCTCTTACAAAGTGTCTGTTTCTGAGAATGGTTCTGAGGAAATTACTTTCCACGGTCAAAATGGTAAGGTTGAAATCGTTCCTTCAATTTTCGTAAAAGAAGGTTACGCTTATATCCTTTGTATGGAAGAAATGTTGAGAATCGGTTCTACTGATATCACTTTCAAACGTCCAGATCAAGGTGATACTTTCTTCCGTGAGTTGGAAAACTCTGCTGGTTATGAACTTCGCGCTTACAGTGATCAGGCGCTCTTTTGTTATGCACCCGGAAAGAATACATTAATTTCTGGAATCACTAACTAATATTATTCAATTTATCTAGAAGGTTCGTTCTGAACCTTTTATTTTGTGGGAATCATGCAATGTGATTCCCTTTTTTTATATTATCTGATGCCCATAATGGTTGAAGATTTGTATAGTGGCATAATTTATATATTTGTTTTTCAGAAGTTGCTGAACTTAATGGAATAATATGATCTATATGCCATTCACCATAGTTATCCCAAGTCATACCCTCAACAAATTGATCTTCTAAGTGTTTAACTAGCTCACTTTTAGTGCAACCGATATATTCTGAAAAATGGGTATTCTTTTTCCAATACTTTTTCTGTAAAGCATAATATAAACGATTTCTTAATCTTCGGGCCAATTTGTACTCTGGGTTATTTTTCTCATTTTTTCTTTGCCAAGCCAAATTAGACTTAATACATTTTTCTTTGTTATTTTGATAATATTCTTGTCTAGCAGCTTTAATCTTTTCGGCATTATCTCGATAATACTTCTTAGCCTTAGCACTTCTACACGCTTTACAGTTAGGATCTAATCCATCTTTCTTCTGATTATGCTTACCAAACTCAGATTTATCTTTGAATATGTCACAACTATAACATTTTTTCATTTTATAATATTTTTGTTTTCTATATAAAATTTTGATTCTTCTGTTCTAGATATTTCTACTTTGGTTGAAATGACTGGTCCAGTTGAATTTATATTATAATTAGTATTTATTTGTGAATACGTTAAATTACCAATCTTCATTTTTTCTGTAATTTTTTTTTGAAATTCAATTATAATATCTGCTATTTCTCTTTCTAATTCTATAGAAATTAATTTTTTCATTTACTCTCCTTGTTTATCGGGACTTGTGCAATGCAAGTCCTTTTTTTTATCCTCTATACCATATTGTTAAATCATATTGAAATGCACGAAAAATCCACATTTTTCCCTTATCCATTATAGTCAAGCCAAAGTTCCATCTACCATAATTTCTATAAACAGGTTTAAATTTTCCTAATCTAAATTTAATATTTTTAATATAAAAACTCATCGTCCTACCAGTAAAAGTAAAATAACCACAATTATCATAAACGACACACTCATTTTAAACATCCTTCCGAACATCTACAAACTGCGGTAGTTCTATTCTCATATTCAAATTTATCTACAGTTAATCCTTGTTTTAAACAAATTTCAACACACCGTTCTGCCGGAGATTGACATCCAACTAAAAATAAAAAAATTAATAAATAACGCATTAGTACCATACTCCAAATTTTTTATAATGATATTCAAATTGTTTTTTCCACCACTTACTTTTTGTCACTTTTATATTCCTTTTCGATATCAGATAAAATCTTTTTTAATGTTTCAACATGAATATATGGACCGCCTATAGCACCAAATGGATCAATTTCTGCATTAATTTCAACGCCTGTCATCCCTGACCAAATCTTAAGAGTATCGTCTATCCAATAATGCAACTTTACATCAACTTTTTTAACAGCATTTAAGTATTTATGTCCAAACTGATTATCTTTTTCAAGAAATCTAGCAAAATGACAACTTTCTAGAGCATCTAGTTTTTTCATAATTTGAGAAGTCATGTTTTCATCTAAATCATAATCAGTATCTAAATCTTTCATTCTTTCTCCCAAATGCGTTTTTTGACATATCTATAAACATTATTCATAAATCGACATTCTTGCTTTATTTCAGCTTCAGGAGGTTCCATGCCCTTATCCTGCAAACTGTCAATTATATTTTCCGCTAGATCTTGCGCTTTGTCAAAGTTTAATATATTTTTATCATTTTGACATTGCCATATAATTATTTCAGAAGCAATATCTTTAATAACTTCACTCTTCTTCATTTTCAGATTCCCACTCTAATTCAATACTTTCCCAAGGAACAAGATTATTAATTGCTGGCGGTAACATGCCAGCTTCTTCGCAAACTTCTAATACTCGGTTGGCGATATATTCACTTTCAAACTTTTTACGATCAATTGATTCTGCATAAGCGATTTGTGACAAAGCAAATTCAATTTTTTCTATCATCTCACTTCTTTTCATAAATAACGTCCTTAATCGTCGGATTCTTTACTGTATAAGGAATATCGTATTTTGTCAACTGAACCCTAACAAGACTGTCTATAAAATTTGCAGTAAATTCATCTTCAAATCGTCCTTTAGGATTGTACTCTTTAGTTCTAGGTATAACAAAGTTCTTAAATATAACACCCTTTTGTTGACAATATTCATAATATTTTTTAACTGAATCCATCATAAAATATTTATCGTGATTTGTATAAAGATATATTGCGCAAAGAAATGATGGTCCATCAGTTATTACATATTCAACATTTCCAATAAGACTACTTTCTTCTTCGATTTGTTGACCAATAATAGCTATTTGATCGAAAGCCCCTATATTCTGACCCTTATGTGCATACTTTTTAGCAACTTCTCTAACCAACTCAACATCATATCCTGCACGTTTCATTTCAACATATAGAGCCGCACTATCGGTACTTTTGCCAACTCCGGGACCTCCAAAATAATTAATAATCTTAGTTTTCATTTCTATCCTTGAATTGGATGTGAATATGATGTCCTCGACCAATGCTATGATAAAATGCTGAAGGATTATATCTATTTATCGAATTATATCGCTTATTTATGGCTTTAACCAGCAGTTTAACTTCTTTTTTTGATAAATGCCTAGTTCTAATGTCTACAGCTAACCATCGTTGGTGTGGAGATTTAAACTTTTTCTTTCCCTTGTAATATTTGTCTTGTTCAGCTTGTGTTCTATAAATCTCTGTAATTACTAAATTTTTTTTAGATATTTCGGTGAGTTTATAATTTGCAAAGATAACTATCTGATATAACTCAAGATTTTTAGAGTACAGTTGTTCAAATTCTTGTTCTATTCTATCTGTCTTAAATTGAACTTCAGATCGTCCAATATCAGCCCACATTAGAGTAATTAGAACTAACATAATCAGCGTTTTAAGATTTCTCATCAAAGCCTCCTCCCGGCATCATACGGCACTCTTTACATACCATATACTCTGACCCTTCCTCGCCCTGATACTCCCAGCTATGGGGTTTTTTGAGCTTATAACAAGGTGTTTTTCTGACATCTAGATTAGTCATTGAATGAATTATAAAAAATACTAAAAATATCAATAAAATCACTAACATTGATCTATAATAACCGATAAATCTATTAATGTCAAGAATCCAAATTAACAAATAAAGATGGAGCCATACTTTAAATCTGAGGTGAAAATTGCCAAAAACTTTGATAGTTAATAATACTCCTTTTGATTACCCAACGGCAGGAGATGAGCCGGGTTGGGGTGGTGATGCTACCGGATGGGCAGAAGAGGTCACAAAAGTCCTAAATAATCTTGTTGGACCTGATGATATTCTAGAAACCTCTTTTAATATTGCCAATGACCAGTCTACAGACGCTAATGTAACCGGATTAGTTTTTAATGCCGGATCTGTGCGTTCTGCTGTAATCCAATATGCAATTTATAGAATTTCTGACTCTAATCCTAGTGGTTTTGCTGAAACTGGAGAAATGCACTTAGTATATGACAACAACGATGGTTGGAATTTAGGTCTGGGCGGAATTGTAGGTAATTCTGGCGTGACTTTTACGATTACTCCAGCCGGACAAATACAATATCAGTCAAATGATATTGGTTCAGTTAGTTACACTGGCGTAATGAAATTTACTGCTAAAGCTTTACAACAATAAGAATAGATAAGATATATTGGAGATAAAACATGATTAAACTTTGGGGAATTTTAAAAGGTCTTTTAATTCAAGATACGACCGACAGAACCAAACAACTTAGCGTTGAAGTTGATCCCACAGCAACTACAGCAACAAGAACAACTTTAAAATCTGCACAAACTGCCGATAGAACACTCAACCTTCCTGATGCTGATGACACTCTTGTTGGTAGACAAACAACTGACACTTTAACAAATAAAACGATTGATGGCGATGATAACACTTTGCAAGATATTGATTTACCGTCTCTTAAGACTCAAGCTGCTGACGCTGGAAAGTTTCTACTTCGTGATGGTCTTGGTGGTGTGGTTTCTGGTAACGCGGTTCCCGGTGGAACTGTTGTAGGCGATACTGATGCACAAACTTTAGAAAATAAAACTATTGATGGTACTGATGCCACAGGCAACAATACAGTTTTAAATGACGCTAGTGATGTAACATTAAATCCAGCAACATCATCTCTAACTGCGACTGATGCTCAAGCTGGGTTTGAAGAAGTTGCTGGTAGATTAGATACTGCTGAATCTAGCAAACTTGATGGTCCCGGAACACATGCTGATAATATTTTAGTTAAAACTGATGGTGTTGATACAAATAACGTTCAAGCTACAGGAATTGCTATTGATGATTCAAATAATGTTACCGGAGTTAACGACTTAACCGTAGGAGGAAATCTTACAGTTAATGGCACAACCACAACTTTAAATACAGCAACTCTTGATGTCGAAGATACTAACATCACTGTAAACAATAACGGAAATGATGCTTCTTCTGAAGGCGCTGGTTTAACTGTTGAAAGAACTGGAATAGACGGTTCTTTGGTATATGAAGATGCCCTTGCTTCTAAATTTAAACTTGGGACTTTAGGTTCTGAAGTTGAAGTTGCTGACGTTTCTAGTTCTCAAGCTTTAACAAACAAAGATTTGGCTGATAGTTCAAACAATCTTGATACAGCAAGTACAGACAGTTTTACTAGAAATACAGGAAATCAACAGGTTGTAACTATTCCTGATACTGCTACTCCAGATAATTTTGTTTTAGAAGATTTTCAACAACAATTAACTAACAAAGATATCGATGGAGGAACAGCTTCCGATAATAATAGAATTACGTTACCTTCTAACACTACAGCAAATTTAGCAGCTTTAACTAGAAAAGAAGGAACGATTGCTTATGATACTGATTTGGATTCATTAGTATTAGACGATGGTTCTGCTTTTAATCCAATCCAATCTGGTTCTGGTCAGGGCGGTATTAACTACATAACAAATCCCGATGCCGAAAATAATGCAACAACTGGCTGGAATACTTATGATGACGCTTCTGGTTCTGCTCCTATTGATGGTACTGGTGGTAGTCCCGGAGCTTTTTCTTTATCACCAATTAATTTAAGTGATTTGCGAGGAGATTACTTTTTTAGAGCTTCAGTAAGTGCTGGATTTGGCGATCCTCAAGGTGAAGGATTTAGTACAGATTTTGAAATTGACACTGCCGATACTGAATCTAAATTACAAGTATCATTTGATTACAAATTAATAAGTGATTATGAATCTGGTTTTTTAAAAGTTTTTGTTTATGACATAGACAACGCAACATTATTGGGATCTGTTACTAATGACGAAGACGGTGATATTCAAGCTCATGGAGATCCATCTAGAAGATTTGTGGGAGAATTTCAAACTACGGATTCAAAAAATTATCGTCTAATTTTTCATTTTGCTGTATCTACTCTTAATGGATTTTTCTTTGATTTTGATAATGTTCGTGTTGGTCCGATTAATTTAATTCCGGCAACCTATGAAAGATCTGAAATTATTGATCTTACTGGTAGCGGAGATTATACTGGAGGAACTATCTCTGTACGAAGAGTAGGAAATCAAGTAACTATACAATCAGAAACAGCTTTGACTCACGCATCCTTATCTACAGCGACCTCAGCAGCAGGAGTGATTCCTGATTGGGCAATTCCCGAAGTAAATAGATTTAATGTTTGTGTTACAGATACATCTTTAATTTATAGATGTGAAGTTTTTTCAAACGGAACATTTAGATCTAACTATAGAAATTATTCTGGAACTTTACAAACTCAAACTACTGATAATAGTTTTTCATCGCTTTCATATTCAGTACCAAATACACCAGTTGTAATTTCCAACAACGAGCTAACACAAAGAACGGTTAGAGTCGAAATGCACTTAAATTCTGACCAAACTGTGACTAGTACCGCAGCAACGGATATTGGATTTGATGATAGTTTGTTTGATACTCACAATGGATTTGATTCAGCAAATAATAGATTTGTTATTCCTAAAGATGGATATTATCAAGTTAATCTTGGCGTTAATTATGCTTCGGTTGTAACCGATGAGCGAGTTACCGTCTCTATTAGACAAAATGGAGTAGGAGTCGCTGGTCTTTTAACTAGATCTGGCCCAACAGACGGTCCAGTAAGTGTTGACAAAATTTTGTTTTGCGAAAAAGGAGATTTAATAACTGCAACTATTGATTCAACAGCGGATGCCGACTATATAGTTAGAGGTAGTGAATCATTAACATACATGACAATCGCTTCGCTTCCAGATTTTTCTTCATACGGTGTGTTAAATCCAAACAGCGAATATTTAGAAGTTGCTCTTGAATCTAGACCAACAACTTCAACTGCAAATACTTATGTTGATTCAACTGAATCATTAACTTTAACTCCCGGAACTTGGGAGATCGGATATTCTGTACTTTTACGAATGAACAATGGTACTGGTGGTTCTATTGCTGGAACTACTAATGTTAGGGTTTACGACGATACAAATTCCGCAGCAGTATCGCTCACTGGATCAACTTTGTATCATAGCTTAGCAAATAATGAAGAAATTGCAGTAATGCTTTCAAATAAAACTGAAATAACTATTACCGAAAACACAGATTACATAGTTCAAGTTGCAACTGGTAACACTAATGTTGCTGTAATTTTGGAAGATTCTGATTTTACTGGCGGTATTACTGGAAGTGAAACTAGTCCTAAACTTTGGGCAAGGAGAATTAAATAATGACTAAATATGTGATAAATAAAAATGATACATTACATGTCATTTCGACCAATGGGTTTAAACCTAAAGGCACAATAGGGAAACTTCCTGAAGGGATTAATAAAGAAGATTATCCTTATTTAACAACTACTCCGGTAATGGAAGACGATATTCAAATTGGTGTAGAAATTAGTGTAGATCAAGATGCTAAAGACGCTGATGCCGCGAGTAGACAAACGAATAAAGATGACAATGCAATGAAAATTCTTAGAAATAAAAGAAATTTATTGCTTGCTGATACAGATTTTACTCAATTAGCAGATGCCCCATTAACTGAACAACAAAAAAATGATTATGCGGCTTACAGACAAGCATTAAGAGATTTACCAGATAATGTGGTTGATGTTCATAATCCTGTATATCCAACTAAGCCGGGGAGTTAATTGTGGCGGATAATTTAAGTAAATTAGACTATACACAAGTAATTAAGCGAGCTGGGGTTTCTCTAGATGGACAAACTGTTCCTTCTGGTGGTTTAGCGGTAACTTCTGTTGGTGGAACCTTAGTTCCTGAAAGTTATGATGAAATTGATCTTACTTATGTTGCTGCAGGAAATGGTCTAGGAGAAATTGAAACTGTAACTTATTCTAAAGATGGTTCACCGTTAGCGACATTAACGTTAACTTACGATGCTCAAAATAGAATAACTAATATTACTAGGAGCTAAAGTTGGCTACAAAGTTTAATCCATTTATTGGTAATTTAGATTTTACTGGTGCAGGTTCTACACAAAATCCAAATTATCAAAATACATTTAATGATACAACTGATTGGGGAAGCCCATCAGGTGGATTTTACTCGATTGCTATACCAACCGCTGCACATGGAAAAGGATTAAATCCTGTGGTCCAAGTATATGAACTAAATGGTAGTGATTATGAATTAGTAACTGTAGCGGTTAGTGTTGATTCTGCAACAGGTAACGTTGTTATCGGTGTTGTTGAAAGTCCTGACGCTCGGTTTGAAGGAAAAATTATAATAGCTGAAAATAATTAAGGAGAAATAATAATGGCTAACGTACCACATAAATTTAAAAATGGAGTAGAGGTAACTGGAACAGCATCAGTCAATTCTGATACAGTAACAACTAATACTGCTACCCAGACATTAACAAATAAAACAATTGATAGTGCAAGTAACACTTTAACTGGCGTTGAACTTTTAGCTAATAAAGATCAAGCAAATGGTTATGCTGGTCTTGATGCTAACGGAAAATTATTAAGTTCTGTTGTTCCAGCTATTGCTATTACTGAAGTATTTACTGCTGCTGATATTACTGCTAGAGACGCTCTTACTATTGGTTCTGGAGATGGTGAGGTTCAGGAAGGTGATGTTGTTCGAGTAACTGATGCTTCTGCTGACCCTAATATTACCTCTGGTGCCGCTTCATATATTTATGATGGTAGTGCTTATGTTTTACTTAAGGCTGGTGACGAAGTTCTTTCTGTTAACGGTCAAACTGGTATTGTCACTCTTGACGCTGATGATGTTAGTGCTGCTAACCAAACTTTGAGCAACTTAACTTCTCCAACAGCAATTAACCAAAACTTATTGCCCGATGTTGGTGGTTCAAGAAATATCGGTGCTAATGGTCAAGGATTTGCCCAATTATATGTAAATACTATTAACAATGCATCAAATGGTAATGCCGTTATTAGTATTACCGGACACAGCTTAAACGCTGGTGGAAGTACAAAATTAGATTGGACAAACAGTCTAGTTGCTTCTGTTGATATTCTACCGGACACCGATAACACTAGAGATTTAGGTTCTGCGTCTACAAACTTTACTCAAGTTCACGCAAAACAATTAGTTAGTAGTGACGGTCTACAATTAACTTCTGGTTCTGGAAATATTACATTAAACCCAGCAACAGATGTTGATGTTTCAACTAGCAAAATTGTAAACGTTGTTGATCCAACTGCAGATCAAGACGCTGCCACTAAAAAATATGTTGATGATGAAATTGCCGCTGTAGATACTGGAGCTTCTGCTGGAGATATCTCAGAAACTACCTTTGCTATGGCAAATAACGTAGCTGCTCCAACTGATGTAACCGGATTTGCTTTTGCTAACGCTACTGTAAGAAGTTTTGAAGCTTTAGTTTCTGTAGAAAAAGATGCTACTGCCGATACCTTTGAAGTATTTACTCTTCGTGGTGTTCAAAAAGGTGCCGATTGGGATATGTCTGTAAGTGCTACAGGTGATAATTCTGGAGTAAATTTTAGCATAACTTCTGCAGGACAGATTCAATATACTTCAAATGATGAAGCTGGATTTGTGTCTGGAGACATTAAATTTAGAGCTATAACCACAACTGTCTAAGGAATAAACTATGTATAGTGATGAACCAAAAAAAGATCCGGTAAGAATTGTTCGAGATGAACATGACAGCAAGCACAACGCCAAAAGGTGTAGAATTGTTGATACCCAATTTGATCTTAAATTTAATCACCGTGAAGATAGTGTAACAGCGCATCCTGATACGTTAACTGTTACTTCTATGGGAGTTTTACCGCAGGATCAAGAGGTTGTTCCCTCTTTGCCTTGTTCGTCTCTTAAGCGGGTTCAATTGTTTGTTGAACTCGTAAGTGGTTTAAAAGACTGTACTTTAACTATTCAAGTCAGTCCTGTCGATCAAGGTGATGTTTGGTTTGATGTTTCTAGCTTGACAGGTTCTCAAAAATGTGGTAGTATTGTAGATATTTGTGCTCGAAGGATTCGAGTTTTGCAAAGCCAATCTAATGGTAATTCAGAATTGAATGTGCATTTAGTAGGACAAGGATAGTCAATGAAACACAAAAAATCTAAATATCCAACCATTGATGAAGTAATTTTTGATCTTAAAGAGCATAAAAAAGAAGTTAGTCCTAAAGAAAAAACTGAAGAGGCTAAATTCAAAAAACTCAAAAACATGATGAAAAAAGAGAGAAAGTAATATGGCTACTCTTAAAATTGGTGAAGGTATAACATTAGAAGCTAAGTTGCCGGAAGTTCCAGAAATGCAAGTTGGTAAATCTGAATTGTTACCTGAAACTGTTGCAGAAAAACAACACGATCCTCGTTTAGATACAGTATCAGATAGAACTTATCAAAACAAAAAAGCTATCGAAAAATTGCAACAGGATCTTGGTGTTCTTGAAGAAAAAGTTGACGATAACCATGAAGATCTAATTGAATTAACCGGAATGGTAAATCAACTGGATATGAAAGAACCAATGGAAATGATTCATCAACCTGAAATTAAACAGGTAACGTTTCATAGGGATCATACTAAAGATTTTGAAGATGTTTATCAAAAAATGTTTCTAGACAAAAAAGAACTAGAATCAAAACTACGAACTAAGCCAACTTTAGAAGTATTTAATAGAGAATTAAAAAACCAAAAAAGATTTAATTTAATTTTGGGTGCTTTACTATTAGCATCCTTAGTATTGCATCTAATTTAATTGGAGGAAAAATATGAAAGAACTCATGGAAAAAATGTCCATGCAAGAGGAGCCTGAAATGGAAATGGAAGGTTCTGAACTTGAGTCTAAAATGGAAGTTTTAAAGCAACTTCACCAAATGATGTCTGATATTCTTGGTAATGACCTTGATGATATGGATGAAATGGAAAAAGTTGAAATTATGGCTCCAGACCAAGAAGGACTTGAAGAAGGTCTTGACATGGCTCAAGATTTTATGAAAAAGAAAGACGACTTAGACTTGATGTAAGAAAAGAGGTAATAAATGAGCGATGCTTTAACCTCTGACAAGTTAGTTGAAAGCGTAAAACGAAGAGCAAGTGTTCCTGAAAGTCAAGCTACTTTTACTAAAGCTGATTTTTTAGATTTTGCTACTGAAGAACTGCGCATAAGTTTAGTTCCAATGTTAATGTCTTTGCATGAAGATCATTTACTATTTGAGGAAGATGTTCCTCTTGAGAACGGAAAAACAGCTTATACTATACCAAGCAGAGCTGTTGGTAATAAACTTAGAGATTTACAACTTAAACATAGTGAAAACAATTATCAAGAAATGACTAGAATTGGTATTGGTAATCGTTTTGGTGAATATGATGTAACAACTTCAACTAACCTCAGACAATATTATGTAAAAAATAATAAAGTTGTGTTAACTAGCACATCTAGTAATATTGCTGCGAATGGCGACCTAACTATGGTTTATTATATTAAGCCTTCTGTTATGGTACAAGAGGATCGCGTTGGAATAATTACAGGAATTAACCGAACTACTGGAGTTGTGACTTTAAATGATGTTCCTGATAATTTTAATATTAGTGTTAAATACGACATGTATAAAGCGACTTCACCTCATTCAATTTTAAAAATTGATAAAACTGCAACGAATCTTAATACTACAACTAACTCCATTACTTTTGCTCCTTCAGATATCCCTGAAGATCTTGAGATTGGAGATCATATTTCTTTAGCTGGAGAGGCTTCTATTCCTCAAGTTCCTAGTGATTTGCACCCTATGTTGGCTCAAATGGTAGCTTGTAGAGTTCTAGAATCTATCGGTGATAGTGAAGGTTTGCAGTCAGCAATGGTGAAATTACAACAAATGCAAGTAGCTATGGGCATGATTATTGACAATCGAGTTGATGATAGTCCAAGAAAAATTGTTAATCGTCATGGTTTAGTACGAACAAGCATTTTTTCTAAACGTTTTAATAGACGCTAAGGAATAATATGGCACAAAAGAAAACCCTCGAAGCCAGAGGTTTATATACAGATCCAAATTTGCTTTCTAAGGTTCCTGAAGGAGCTTTAGTTGTTGCCGACAATGTTATTATTGATCGTGATGCTGTAATTGAACCTAGACGAGGATTTAACCAATATGGTAACACATTTGGTAATCTTGGAACTGAAAGAGCAAAACAACTTTTAGTATATAAAGATCGAGTCTTAATTCACTATGATGATAAGCTACTATTCAATGATAATCCTCACAATTTACAAGTAGACGGCAACTTTTTAGAGTTTGACGGTTCATATACTGAAACTGAAACAGGTCTAAGAATTAAAGGTGCCGAATCTAATAAAAACTTCTTCTTCACAACTAATGACGGTATTAAAAAGATTTCAGCTAGAACTGCTGCAGACTTCACCACCGATCCTGATTTTATTATTGACGCTGGTGCAATAAAAGCGTTAGATTTAACTGGAAATCTTAATACACAAAGTTCTGGTTTTCTTCCGGCAAATAGTAAAGTTGCATATAGATTAGTTTGGGGATATCGAGACGCTAACGATGTTCTAGTTCTTGGTTCTCCTAGCTCAAGATTAGTTATTACTAACTTTAGTGATGTTAGTGCTAATGTTGACTTGCAATTTGTAATTCCTACTACATTTAACGATAGTTATTTTTATCAATTATATCGTACCGCTGTATTTACTGCTACAGGATCTTTGGGTGTTGACGACATTGATCCCGGTGACGAAATGCAGCTTATCATTGAAGATTTTCCAACTGCTGCAGAAAAAACAGCAAGCTTGGTTACTTTAACAGACATCACTCCTGAAGACTTTAGGGCTGGCGGAGCTTTCTTATATACAAATCCAAATTCTGGTGAGGGCATAGATCAAGCAAATGAACCTCCTCCTATTGCAAAAGATTTAACTCTATATCAAAGCACTATGTTTTATGCGAATACTGAAACTAGAGCTAGAACTACTATCTCGTTACTTGGTGTTGCTAATTTTACTAGTGGAGTATCTGAATTTATAATTGATGACGGTGTAAATCCGGCTCAAACATATACTTTTGTTGGAGAAAAAGAAACTACAGAAATTGATTTCTCTAGCTATGTTGGTGCAATACCAAATGACTTAAATGGTACATATTTTCTGTTAAATTCAGCATCAAATACTAGACGTTACTATGTTTGGTATGATAGTACGCTTACTACACAAACTTTAGACTTTACTAATTATGTTGGAACTGTTCCCGGAGATTTAGATGGGGATTATGTTGTATTATATACACCAACATCTAGAGGTTACTATGTTTGGTTCGATGCTACTGGAACAACTGATGATCCGGGAAGCAATCCTCAAAATACAGAACTATCAACTCTTATAAGCGTAAAAGCTGATATTAGTGCTGCTGGAACTCTTGCCGATGTTGCTTCTGCTGCAGCTTCAGCTTTAACAACAAATAATGTGTTTAATGATTACGATGTTCAATACACCGCAACGAACGAGTTTCTTGAAATTGAAACAAATGCCTTTGATCTTACAGATATCGAGGTAATTGAAACAATCGAACAAGGTTTTGAATATCAAATAAATACTCCGGCAAACTTAGACCCTGCAGGGAATGCAGAGGTCGATGGGCGAGTTGGATTTAAAGTTAGTGTTGGTAGAACTGTAACTAACACAACCGAGTTAGCTGAAGCTACAGCAAATTCTATTTTTGAACAAGATTCTGCTGGAGATTTTTCAGTAGGATATGCTTCTGGAGAAGACTTAACGATCACAAATACTAATAATGGGAACACTGATGACGCTGCCGATAGCGTAACTTCTCCTGTTGGAAATGGAATCTCAATTACAGTTACTACGCAAGGAGATGGAGAAGATTCTGCAAATAACGATGTTTTATTGTCTGCTGCTCCTACTCCAGCACAACAAATTGATGAAACCGCAAGATCTCTGGTTAACATTATAAATAAAAACACTAGCGAAGTAGTTAATGCTTTCTATATTTCTGGACCTAATGATATTCCCGGACAAATTCTATTGGAAGTTCGAGATATTGGAACAGATAGTTTTTCTCTAACCGCAGATAGTGCTCTTACTGGACAACAATTTAATCCTCCTCTTCCTCCGGCACCTGAAGCTAGTCCAGTTCTTGCTGAAGCTGAAATTAAACCAAACAGAATAATGTATTCTAAGTTGCAACAACCTGAAGCAGTACCTTTACTTAATTTTATTGATATTGGTCCAGAAGATCAGGGAATTTCTAGGATACTGGCACTAAGAGAAAGTCTATTTATTCTTAAACAAGATGGTATTTACAGATTGACAGGATTGAACGGTGTTTTCACGGTTGACTTATTTGACGCTTCAACTAAAATCATCGCTCCTGATACTGCTGTTGTTCTTAATAACCAAATATACTGTTTGACAAATCAAGGTGTTGCTGTAATTTCTGATACAGGTGTTGACATTATTTCTAAACGACTAGATAATGTAATTCAAGTTTTAACTAGTGCTAACTATAATTTTGAGTATTCTTCTTTTGGTGTAAGCTATGAAACTGATAGATCTTATACTTTGTGGCTACCTTCAGTTACTACTGACGATGTAGCTACCCAAGCTTATCGTTATAATACAGCCGAAGATACTTGGACCAGATTATTGCTTAGAAAAACTTGTGGTGTAGTTAATGGTGGTGATGATAAACTTTATCTAGGACCCACTGACGAAAATTTTATTGAAAGAGAAAGAAAATTATTTGACAGAACTGATTACGCTGATAGAGATTTTCTTTTACAGTTGGCAGCTAATTCTGTAGATGGAACAACTCTGACTTTATCTCAAGCAAATGTTGCCGAAACTGGTGATTCTGTTGTTCAAACTCAAAGATTAACTATTACCCAATTTAATCAATTGTTGAGAAAACTTGATCTAGATCCATTTACTGGTTCTGCTGAAGAATTTACTATAGATTTTGGATCATATACTGGTTCTGTTCCAAATGATTTACATTCTAAATATTTCTTTGTTTATTCTGCGTCAGATGCTCAAAAATATGCAGTATTTTTTGATGCTTTCGATAATTTGCCAGTTTTAGATGAAACAGTGTTTACTGATCTAATTGGATCAACGCAAATCAGAATAGACGTTTCTGGAATTTCAACATTAGCCGGATTAGCTAATAAAACTCAAAACACAATAAAAACCGTAACTCAAGATTTTATTGTAAGTTATACAACTTTGGCAACATCATTTACTGCTAGAACAATCCGTAACGGTGAAACTACAGATCCTTTTGATAGCCTATCTAATGGTTTAGGTAATGGATTTAATATTAATGTTACCACCCAAGGTAGTGGAGACTTCTTATCTTCACTAGAAGCTGTTGCTGGAGATGATATTAGAGGAAAACTAGAGTTGTTAGCAATTAAATTAGACAATGATCCATCTATTGTTGCAAATGATTTTGAGGCAACATTAAATACATATCCGACTACGTTAGAAGGAACCCAAGATGGTTTCAACGCAATCGTTGATAAATTAAATTTAGATGCAGGAACATTGTATTCTAATTATCTACAATCAACTGGTGAAACTGAATTTGAAGTTCTAATTACAAACTCAGAAGTAAATAATCCTGATATTGAAGTTCAATATTCTTTAAATTTTATTCAAGGCGATATTACTTTATTTAAAGGAATCGTTTCTACCGTATTGTATGCTCCAGAAACTTTTGGAGATCCTTCAGCATTAAAGCAAGTTCGAGAAGGTACGGTTATGTTTGAAAATGCGACTTTCACCACTGGTGATGTTGGTTATAAATCCGATCTTAGTCCCGGAGTGGAATCTGTTCCTTTTTTCAAATCAGGAAAAGGTGATTGGGGATCGTTCTTATGGTCAGAACAAAATTGGGGTGGAGGATTTAGTGGAGTTCCTTTAAGAACTTACATTCCTCGTTCAAAACAACGTTGTAGATTTATTCAATGTCAATTTGAGCACAATTCTGCTAGAGAAAAGTGGGGCATTTTTGGTATTTCTTATACTCTTAGACCAATTTCATCTAGGGCTTACAGGGAGTAATTGTGGCTAGAATACCTGATCTGAAAAGACTTACAGTTGAAGATTTTGCCAAAGAAGATCAACCTCTTGTTCGTAAAATGGCGTTTATCATTAACTCCTTCCATGAGCAAGTTAGAAGTGCTTTAGCTGGAAATTTAGATTTTACCAATATTTCTCAAGAAATTAAAGAAATTGAGTTTACTACTGGAGATAACGGTCAACCACTAAATACTGTAAGTTTTAGCTCAACGCTGGCTAATAGACTGCAAGGTATTCTTGTTGTTAGAACTGTAATTACCTCAAATAACTTAGTTTTTGCTGAACAACCTCCAGTTATTTCTTGGTCGCAGAACAACCAAATTGTAAACATTAATTATATCGGGGGTTTAGAGCCAAATGTAAGCTATAGGCTTAGTTTGTTGACTCTATAATTAACAAATAATATTGGGGATGTACCCCAAAAAAGGTGTAGAATGGCTAATATTTTAACGCAAGAAGACGATAAAAATAAGGAAATGCAAACATCTGCTCCTATGCAGCAGAATGATGGCGTTCAGTCTACTGGCGGAGGACCTTCTACAACCTCCAATCCTGCCACACAAGCCGTTCAAGCCAAGCCTCAAGGGTCAGGTAGGTTTACTAATTTACAGAAGTATCTAGGGGCAAATAAGAAGGCTAGTGACCAATTAACTGGTGGTATTCGTCAAAAAGGTGAAGACTACATGGGTAAAGTCCGAGAAGGCATTCAATCTGCTCAAGGTGTCCAACAGGGTATTCAAGATGAGCGTTCTAGAATTGGTCAAGCTGGTCAGTTGGCTCAAGGCATCCAGAATGATGCTGTGAATGTTGCTCAAAATAACCTTCAAGATGTGACTCAACTGCGTTTAGGTCAAAATCAAGCAAATCAGCTTCAAGGTCGAGGTCAGCAAGCTATTTCTGATTTATCGCAAAATATTAATCCTCTGCAACAATTTGGTCAAAATTTAGGTACAGAATCCGGTCGTTTTCAAGTTTTGCAAGATACCTTTGGTGGAGCTTATAAACCAAATTACAATATGGGTCAGAGAAGGCTAGATCAGTTATTTTTACAAGCCGGAGATGATAGAGGCTTAAACCAACTAAGTTCAGACATTGGACAAACTGTTGGTAGTGCCAATCAAAACTTAAGTTCTTTGCAGAAAGATTTAGGTGGTGGAATACAAGACATTCGTGGTGGTGCTCAACAAGCTCAAAGAGATATATTAGGAGCAATTGGACAATTTAATCCTGATGCTGAAGGTGCTTTCGGTACTTTATATGGAGATTTGACTTCAGAACAAGATGTTCGCAGAAATGAACTGCAAGATAACTTGGAAAGAGCTAGAAGCCAATTTGGTGCAGGAAGAATGAGCAGCGATGTTGCGAATCTTTTAGGTCTTGGTGGCGGTACTAATGTTGGTGTTATGGATTTACAAGACTATGCAAACAGAAACATCAATCTGGGTGATACTGATGTTACTATGGCTGATGTTGCTGATAGAGCCGATTATATGGATAGACTTAATGCTCTTGCTGCTCTTTCTGGAACACAAGTTGGAGATTATGACCTCGGTGTTAAAGAAGGTTCTGATATTGGATTTGACGCTAATAAATTTACTAGCGATGCAGCAAAACACATGCAAAACTATGAAGACAATGTGTTTGAGCAATCTTTACATGATGCTTTAGGTTTATACAATACCCATACTGGAGAAATGTATAATCCAAACGATTATAATCAAGGTAAAAATGAATACCGAGAAAACACAACAATTAATGACTTGATGCAAGGATATCTTGGCTCTACAGGAAGTTCTAGTGGTATATTCAGAACTGGCGGATGGGGTGGTGAACAAGCCGCTGATACTACATCTCGCGAACAGTTACAAAACGCTTTAAATTATTCTGAAAGAATGTATCATCCCACATATCGAAGCTGGTATCAAAGTGATATAAATCAATTTAATAGACTTTTAGATTATCTTGATAGTAACAGAAATAATCGCATGATTGTAGATGATAGTGTTGCTGATTTAGAAAGTGGTGGTAATTTTAATGTCACTTAATATTAGAAAGTTTGACTTGGACAAAGATGCTTCTGATGTTACTGATTGGTGGAAATCTCAAGGTTGGGATGAAAATACAATTCATGTAATTTCTGATGCAGGATTTATTGCTGAAGATGGTGAAAAACTTGCAGCTACTTGGGTAATAAAAACTAATACACCAATTTATATGATTGAATGGACTGTCGGTAATCCAAATGCCGATTGGGAAAAAAGAAAAGATGCTTTGGAACAGTTAACTAATCATGCTTGTGATTGGGCTAAACAAGACGGTGCCAAAGCTGTAATGGTGATGACAAAAAGTGATCGCTATATGGAAAAATTAAAAAATACTGGATTTATTGAGTCAGATAATGAGTTGACTCATCTTATAAGGAGTCTTTAATGGGTTTAGCTACTGCTGCAATTGTAGGTGGAGTTGTTGCTGCCGGAACTGCAGTTGCCAATTCTCAAGCCGCAAGTGCCAATCGTAGAGCCGCTGCTGCTGCCGCTGGTGACAAAAATGCAATGATCGCTGAACTTCGGGACATGATGCCGGATGTTTCTGATCTTGAATTGGAGCTTATGCTTCCACAATTAGTTGGTGAATTTGAGCCAGAGGTTATGAAAGCTTTGGATCTTGATCCATCTGCTATGGAAGACGTTACTGCTGACGAACAATTAAAACTTGAACAACTCGAAGCTCTTGCTGGTGTTGGTGAAATTGCAGAAGGTGGTTTTACCGAGGCAGATAAGGCCGCTATGAGAGAGTTTGATAGAGGTAATCAACAAAATCTTACGGCAAATATTGAAACAATTTTACAAGGTCAGGCAGCTAGAGGTACTGAAGATAGTGGTGCTAGTCTTGCTGCTCAACTTAATGCTGCACAAAAAGCTACAGATATGAGAGCTGCTGCATCAGATAGAATGATTCAAGATGCTCAAAATAGGTCACTACAAGCACTTATGCAACAAGGTAGCCTTGCAGGAAATATGCGCTCTCAGGACTTTGGTGAACAGTCTCAAATTGCACAAGCTAGAGACGCAATTAATCAATTTAATGTCACAAACAGTCAAAACGTTGGCAATCAGAATGTTACTAATAGGAATGAAGCCCAGAGAATGAATCTTGCTAATAAACAAGCCATTTCTAATGCCCAAGTTGGTCTACAAAATCAACAACAAGTTGCAAATAAGAATCTTTTAGTAGATAATTATAATAGAAATAAAAATCTCACCGGAATGCAGATGGGTGTACGACAACAATTGGCTAATGACGAACAAAAGGCCAATACCCAACAAGCTGAGGCTATAGGTCAAGCTGGTCAAGGGTTAGTTTCCATGTTTGGAGGAAGTTAATGTCAAAAGATAAACAACAAGTAGAATTTATTGATCCTCAATTAATTTTTGGTAGAGCACCAGAACCTCTTCCTGAACAAGAAGAAATGCCAGATTTTAGACCATTAATTGAAGAACGACAACCCATGGACATGCCTCCAGCGGAAATGGGAGATCGTAGAGCTAAATTTGAAGAAATGATGTCTCGCCTTGGCGAACTTCGTGGTCAAGAAGCTATGGATAAATTACAAGTTTCTCAAGCTAATCCTATGGCAGAACTCGGTGATCGAGGTAATATGGATGACGCTATTGCTAAAAGAAATGAAGCTCAGAGAACAAATCAATTACTTCGAGGTTTTAATAAAATTATACAAGGTAGCACAACCGCTGCAGGAGGTAAAATTACTGACGGTGGTGAACTTTTTGATGAGCTTAATAAACAAGCAGATCAACCAGTTCGTGATATTGCTATGAAAGAAAAAATGCAGCAAACTAGAGACGATCAAGATCGTGCTCAAGAAAAACACGAAGTTGTTATGGATAAACTAAAAATGGATCTCCAGAAATCAAATCTTGATTTTCAAAACGCTGATGCTGTTGCTGATCCTAATAGTCCACAAAGTAAAATGGTTCAAGAATATTTTATTGAAATGAACAATGCAATGGGTAGACGAGTTAATCCTGAAACTGTTATGCAACAACCAGCTCAAATGTTATATAAAATTTCACCTTGGATGCAGAATATCTATGCTCAACATTTAAGATTTCAAATGGATCAAAGACGCTTAAATCAAACCGATCAAAGACTTGCTCAAGGTCGTGAAAGACTTGATTTGCTTACTGGTAAAGAAGGTCGTTTAAAAGATCAATTTGATAAGAAATTTGAAGATACGCAACAAGAACAATCTGCTAAAATTGTGGATAAATTTGAAAAAGATAAAGTTGTTCAGAAATCTAATGAAAGTATTGGTCAAGCTAATAACGTTATTCAATTAGTTCAATCTGACAATCCTATCGGGCATTCTGCTATTCCCACATTTATGGCTAGAGCTGCTGGTGAGGTTGGTAACTTGAGTGAAGGGGATAAAGCGCCTTTTGGTGGTTCACAAGCTCTTTCTTCTAGAATCCAACAAGTTATGGAAACTTACAAAAATGGACAACTTACTCCAGAAAACCAACAATTTGTTATTGACTTAGCTAACGTAATGAAAAAATCTGCAATGAGAAATAAAGCTAGTCGAGCTATGGATTTAAGAGGTAAATACTCTAAATCTTACAATATGGAAATGAAAGATGTAAATGATCTTATGATGCCAGAATTAAATAATCTTGACGAAGAAGATCAAATGGCTGTAGAATGGGCATTAAGTAACCCAACTAACCCTAAAGCTGAAACTATTCTAAAAATGCACGGATTTTAATATGAGCTTTGACCCAGATAAATATTTAGAACAAAAAGGTGTGTCTGCCGAAGAAACAGATGAAACACAAACTTCAAAAAAGTTTGATCCTGATAGCTATTTACAAAATAAAACAGGTATGGCCGAAAGTTCTGAATCAGAAAATAAAATGTCTTCGCCTGAAGCATTTTTTAATAAATTAACTCAAGGTGCTTCTTTTGGGTTCGGTGATGAACTTGCTGGAGGAATGGATGCTGCTGGAAGAGTTCTAGGTATCGAAGGTTTGGGTAGCGGAAGTGTTACCGATATATCTTTAGCTCCTGATGGACCAACACTTGACCGTCAAAAACTGTTAGACGCTTATCGTCAAGGTAGAGATATCGAAAGAACTAAATTACAAAAAGCAGAAACCGATCAACCAACTGCAGCAATGAGTGGTGATATTGTTGGTGGTTTTTTAGCTCCAGTTCCCGGTTCCGGTTTATTAAAAGGTGGAAAAGCCGCTTTACAAGGAACAAAAGCTTTGGCTAAGGGTAGTCAAGCTGTTGGTAAAGAAGCGTTAAAACAAGCTGGAATGAGTGCAACTAAAACTGGTGCAATTTCTGGTGGTCTAGAAGGTCTTGGTCGCAGTGAAAGTGAAAGCTTAACTGGTCAACTTATGGATACCGCTGGTGGTGTTGGAATGGGAGCTACTTTAGGTAAGGTTGCCGATAAAGTTGGAGCTAGAAATTCTAAAAAAGCTTTGCAAGAAGTAATTGATGAAGGTCCTAAAAATATAAACAAAACTGCAATGAATGCTATGGGTGCTACAGCAAATGACTTTGCTAAAGAACTTGGAACAAAAACTAGTAAAAAAGCTACTGCCGATACGTTTAGAGGTACTGGTAAAACCGTTATGGATGAAGGTATCTTAAAGGCTAGACAAACAGCAGAACAATTGAAACAGGATTTAGTTAATAAGTTGGATGAGGTTTACACCAATAGAATGAAGCCTACAATCCAAAAATTAGACGAAACTTCTGCTCAAATGGCTTCTACTAAAATGGATGAACCTGTTAAAAACTTTAGAGAGTCTTTTAGACAAACTCTTATGGATAAAATTGGTTCTACTCGATATGCTCAGTCTGGTGGACAAAAACTCGATTCTGATATTCTTAAAACTTCAGAAAAAGTATATAATGATGTAATTGATGCTTTAAAGTCTCCAAATAAATTTGAAAGACTTAATAAAATTAAGCAAGATTTACAGAATGAAGTGAATTGGGAAAATTTAGAGATTTCAAAATATAACGAATATTTAACCTCTGCTCAAGGAAATATTTCAGGATTGATGAACGATTTAGCTGGTAAGGTATCCCCAGAGCTTGGTCAACAAATGAGTAAAAATAATAAAACTTACAGAAATCTGCTAAACGCTAATGAAATTGCAGGAAGGGGTCTGGTTCAGTCTCAAAAAAGTAATAATAAGATTGGTCTGGGTGAATATGTTGCTGCTGGTGTAATTTCTGGAGTTACTGACAATAAACTTTTAGGTCCTGCTACAGTTGGTGCCAAGAGATTAGTTGAGAAATATGCAGGAAAAGATATCTCTAAACTTGTGGATACGCATTCCGCTTTAAGACAACAAAAAGCTCTAAATAGAGCTAAAGATATGATAAATAAAATTGACGATAGTCCATTTAAGAAAGCAATGCAAGGCCAAGCTCCTAACGTTGCTGCTGCAGCTACCAATACTGCTTCTGCTCTATTGGATGAAACAAATACTAAAGAACCATACAAAAGAGACAGATTAGCTGCTGATTATGTAAAAAAAGCTAGTCCTGAAGAACTAAAAATTCAGGCAGATCAAATTAGACAGAAACATGGAAAAAGCGGAGAAAGACTCGCTGGTACTCTTGAGAAGATCGCAGAAAAGGATAAGGTCGGAAGAGAAGCCCTAATATTCAGTCTCCTACAAAGTCCAGACAATCGTAAAATGTTAGGGTTAATGAATAGTGGGGAATAACGAATGTTCAAGCGACTTACGAGAATTGAAAAGTTAATAGAACAGTTGTCAAAAGATACAACTGAGAAACTTCATCATATTGATAAAACTCTTGTAAAACAAGAAGAAAATCTTAAAGAACACATGAGAAGAACAGAATTAGCTGAAAAAAGACTTGATAGTATAGAGACTGATCTAAAACCAATCAAAAAACATATTGTAAGACTGGATGGGGTTGTTAAATTTTTAGGATTTATCGCTCTTATCGTCGGTATCGGAGCTGGTATCGCTAAGATTGTCTCTTTTGTGATCTAATATTTTAACAATAGCATCTTCGTAAGAATGCTGCTTTGCCCATTTATTTCTTATCTGGGGATCAATAACACCTTCATTATTTGAAAAAATTAAATCGTTATGTGCTCTTTTTTTACTATAAGTGTCATTGTTTACTAAATTATTTCGATGTTGTGAATCTTTTACTTCTTCTTTAGATTTAGCAAATCTGTTATCTTTACCCTCATCACCTTGTCTGCCCACTGAAGCATTATAGTATTCTGCAGTAAAATCAGCAAGCCATTGCTTCTCTTCTTTAGAAAGTTTGTCAACATAATCATAATCCATATATTCTTGTCGAATAAGTCGTGTGGATTTCTTTTGGAGGACTTTTAAACTAGCCCCTTTTTTCTTTTTGCTTCCTTTTGACATTTCTATCCTTCCTTAGATATGAACGAGCTTTTAAACTTCCTTCCAGTGAAGTATCAAACGGTCCATCAATATAATATGCTGCAACGTTTTTATCTCTCTCAAATATACCTTTCAAAACTTTAAAAAAGGTATCACTAGTCATATAATTTTGTTTTCGCCATTTTCGGTAATGATAATAAATAATATGTGCTGGTATTTTATCTGGGCCAGAGGTTATTCCGAAGAAATTTAGATACTTCTTCATCGCCCTTTCGTTTTTGGGATTTACTGTGGGGTCACTAGATGATTCTGCTATTTCTAACAGTTCTTCAATTGTTAAGTTGTCCTGCCCCATATATAGCAATTCCTGTTACGCCTATTCCTAAAAGAAACCAACCTACTTGTTTCCAAGTAGAAGTATTCTCTTTTCGTTGTAGTTCTTGTGATAAAACGTGACTTTGGTCCATATACAGTTTTAACCTTTTATCAAGGATTTTATTCTGTTCAAGCATTAAGTCGTGACGTTCTGTAAGCTTTTCATTAATAAGTTTGTAATATTTAGCATCTCGATGATCTGAGGCAGCTTGAGCGTCAGCATCAGGACTATATAGGAAACCAGTACACTGAGCAGGGGTTCCTTTGTCGATCAATGTGACCGATTCTCGACAGTCTGAAGCAAAGCTGGGTACAGCTAGTGTATATATTAAAATGAAAGTTAATAGATTTTTCATTTTTTGTACCTATTTTTAGCAGCTTCAGCTCTTTCTTTAAGAGTCATATTTTTTTCACGTTGTCTTTCAGCTTCACGTTCTTCATTCATCTTACGAATACCATCATCAAGGTCTTTAATTGCCTGTTCAATGTCAGCTTGTCTTTCGGCCAACTCTCTATCTCGACCTTTAGTCTCAGCAATACGTTCATTTGCACTAACTTGATCTGCTTTATTTTTAAAATAGAAAAGACCACCGAGCAAAGCTACGATAATGCTAATTAGATATTCCATTAATTTACCTCAATTTGTGCACTATCAGCATCTAAACGAGCTTGAAGAGTTTTAAGTTTTTCAACAACTCTACCTAAAGCATCTCTTCTCTTTCGATCATCGCCTTCCAGTGCTTGAAAAGCTTCATTCTTAATTACTGCGATTTCATTCCTAATTGATGAATAATCAATTTTTACTTTAAGCATTTTATTTTCCAATCTTAATCATGTTATCTTTAGATTTTTTACAAAAATTACGAGCTTTAATATATTTTTTAGATTTAGTTTTTTTAATTTTTTCACATTTCTCATAGTTAAAAATTCGACCACGAAGACCAAAATCATCTACTGGTGTTCCTACTGAAATAAACGGTGTATATTCTGCCATTGACATAAAATATAAAATATATTTCTGAGGAACAATAAAGCCAAAACTTAAATCACCACTACCAGCAAACACTACACCAACAATTTCACCTTTAGAGTTAAATACAGCACTACCACTGCTTCCCGGCTGAATCAAATTAGAGATAACTTGAGAGTCAAAATTCTGTAATACAGGATTGCCTCCTAGAATCATACAAATCATTACGTTGTATTCACATTCGTCATCCGGTCTAACTCCAATAATTAACTGAATTTTCATATTATCTGACAGGTGCCCTTTTGTAAGGATATGTGGCAACAAATGAGGATGTCCTGATACGTATATATCGTCAGAGGCTTTTGCCAAGGTTTTTGATATTTTAAGACTAATGCCGAAATTGTGATCTACCTTAATAAGACACAAATCGTGATCTGAAAACTTTTTATAAGATGCCACAGGATACTTGCGTCCTGATTGTTCGACATAACCACCCTGCTCAATTAATCGGCATACATGTTTATTAGTTAAAATTGTGCTTCCACTTTTAGATGATTTTAGAATTGATCCGGTTCCACCACTATTTATTTCTTGATTATACACTCGAACTGAGGTCTTTTTAAATTCTGCAGTTGTTTTTGGAGTTAAAACTTCAGCATTTGCTGCAACTTTAATAAAAAGTAGCGATAGTACAAAAATTAGGGTTATTTTAATTTGATTCATTATCTTTCTTTCCTGTTTCAAAAATTTTGTCACCAACTTTTACTCTACGTCCAAAATAAAGTGCTGCCGAAGCATAGAATAATTCAGATAGAGCATTTACATCTTTTGCGTATCCCAAGGCACCAGCACAAGCAAATCCAGAAAAAAGGAGAAATGCCGTTACTACAAAAGTAAGGGTTACTGATTTCTGGCCATCCTTGGGATCAGTTAAATACATTATTCTACCTCTGAACTTTGTTCTGGAGAGTTATTAACCTCAGCAAGTTCTTTTTTTGCCCAGCCAATTGACAATACTCGATAATCAATTTCTTTAACGCCTTGTTGAGTTTGTTGTTTAGTTGTGAGCTTTTCAGAAAGAATTACATCATAACCAAGATCTTTAAAATGATCCACAATTTCATTGCGAAGTTTTTCGTCCATAGCTTCTAGTAAATTACTAGCGTAGACATGAGCACCATTTTTTGTTGCAACTTTAACCATTGACTCCATAAGAGTTTCACAAAGGTTATTTTTTTGAATTTCAAACAATTGTTCTGGAGTTAGTGTAATATCTCTAAGATCCTCTGCTCTAATAAACATATCACGTTCTACTACTTCATTTTCTTGTGCATCATTAATACTTTGCATAATTTCTCCTTACTAGACTATAATATATATCATTTTGAGACAAATGTCAACTTTTTTTCTTAGTTTTTTGTCTAATTTTATTCTCTTTTTCAGTTTTAATATCGTGACACGAATGACACAAAATTTGCCAGTTATCTTCGTAAGATAGTAGGCCCATGACAAACATACCAATAAAATCCTGTTCACAATACTGTTCAGAATCTTTAGGGTCAACTACAGGAATAATATGGTCCATGCAAGTATCTTTGTCTGCAAACCAGTTTTTACACATATTACATTGATATTCAAAATTGGGTTTAGCATACTTAGACCCATCTTTGCGAGTTTTATAATATTCTCGTCTATTTGCTTTTTTTACTGCATTTCTGGGTGGCCACTTCATGGAGAGTCGTCTCAATCTTTGAACAACCCAACTCTTTCTATTTAATTTTTTTCCCATCAGGCTTTAACCTTTCCTTGTATTCACACTGATTGCAACTTACGAGTATTAGATGTTTTAAATCTATAACGACAGTTTGACCTTTTTGGCACTTTGGGCAAGTATCTAGATCTATGTCTTCGGCAACATCATCTATTGTTTCCTCATAAAAATGAGCTTGTCTTTCTAGCTCTTTTAAACGTTTTCTCAATTGTCGATTTTCTCGACGAACAGCTTTCAATTGTCCCCGAACATGTTCCAGCTCTGAGCGACTCTTGTTTTTAGTTTTAGACATTTATACATCCTGAACAAATGCTTTTATTTTTTTTCTTCCAAGTAGCTTGTGTGCAGCAGTTCTATGTGCTCCATCATGGACTTTTAAGTGACCTTTAAATCCTCTTTTAACAATAATAGGAGGAAAGATGTCTCCATCCTCCATTTCTCTAGCGTATTTATAAGCTTTTTCCCAATTAAATTTATGATGATAAAGCTCATGTGGATCAAGTTCTTCCATTAAGCCCCGGTACTACCAAATCCGCCAGTTCCACGTTCGGTTTCTGACAAAGTTTCTACTTCTTCAATTTCTACTTGCTCTACAGGCAAGATCATCATTTGGCCAATTCTCTCACCAACTTGATAATCTTGATGAAAAGCAGGATTAGTTCTTCTAAATTGGAATTTAACTGTACCTCGATAATCACTATCAATAACACCTACACAATTTCCTAAAGATAAAGTTGTTTTAGAGGTAATGCTCGATCTAGGAAAAATTAGTCCAACATGACCTTCAGGAATCTCAAAAGCCAATCCGGTATCGTACTCAAACATTGGTCCCATTTTGTGAGCTTTAAATTCTTTAGTTGCTGCAGTTAAATCAAAACATGCTGCCCCAGCACTTTCATACTTGGGCAGTTTAGCTTTTTCGTGAACTTTTTTAATTTTTAGTTTCATTATTTATCACCATCAATTGAAATTAGAGTTCCTGCACCGCCTGTTACTTTAGGCAATTGACCATTCCAGTTTTTAATTTTTTCATACTTAATTAGTGCTGGCGTTAAAGATTTTGCTACAGTTAAGTTAGCTTTTGCTTCAGCGTTAGCTCTTAATAATTTTGCTTCAGCATCAGCTTTTGCTGCAAGAACCTCTGACTTAGCCTTGGCCCCAGCATCAATAACTCTTTGTTCTGCATCGGCTTTTGCCATAGTAACTTGCGCAACAGCCTTACCCTCAGCATCTTTAGCAACTTTTTGTGCTAAATAGTAAGCTTGCTTTGCCTCCTGTTCAGCAATCTGTTTTTGCTCAATAGCATGAGTAAATTCTTTACTAAAAGTTAAATCAACAATATTAATTTCGTCAATAATAATTCCATATTTTAGAAGTCTATTGCGAAGGCTACTGTCAATATCATCTTTCATTTCGACACGTTTAGTCAAAATCTCTTCTGCAGTTAATTTTGCACTAGTGGCTTTTAAAACTTCATTTACCGCAGGAACGATTAGTCGATTAAGGATATAATATTCATGCCCAACACTTTTATAAAGTTTAACAACTTGATCGGCTTCAATATGCCAATTGACTGCTAGATTTGTTTCAATTTCTTGCATGTCTTTTGATGCTGATGGTGTAACTACTTCATTTTTTTGAATTTGAACATCAACTTTAGCGACTCCACGAAATACTGGAATCCAAAAATGTGCTCCCGGCTCTAAAACGTAATCCTGAGCTTCACCCATTTTAAGACGTACACCTCTTTCTCCCGGACCAACAATTGAACAAGCTGTCATAAATAGAAACGAAATAAGTAATAGAACTTTCATATAATCTCCTTTTAAATATTAATGTATATTATTTTTTATCATCTGTCAAGCTGTAAATTACCAGATCAATGCCTAATTTTTGAGTAGTTTTGACTAATATATCTCTAATTACTTTCCAATCCCCACCAGCTAATCCTGCACCAATCTTTGGCACAGCAATTGCTCTAGGCATCTCATAGCGTAAATCATCAAAACATTTTAAAATGGCAGAATAATCAACATATTGCTTATCTGCTGGACCAAACTCTAGTTGTGTGAACATATTATATATGTATTTTCTATCGGTTACAACTTTATTTGTGCATCCTAAAAAATCTTCAGGTTTTGCGCCTTCTTCCTTTGCTTCAGCGTAAAACTTTAGATACTCAGTTCTTACTTCAGGCCATTTTTGAAATAAGGCTCTGGCAACTCCAGAACCCATAGCACCTTGACAATTAACTCCGTGAGCAATTGAAAGAATTGGAGTTTCTCTAATATCACCCTTCAGTTCCAATACCATGTTCTAACTCCATTTTTGCCGCTTTTAAACTCATGCTAAATCCTGAAACTCTATCTTCTTCCGATACCATCTTAGATTTAACTTCTTGTAAAGTTGTTTCTTTTACCAATTTACCGTCAACAAATACATCGGTTAATAAATTACAGTTTTGTGCACTTTTTACTACAGATTGATGACTATTATCGTCAACACAAACTAAATTTCCTGCACTATTTTCAATAACAGCAACTCTGCCCAAATTAGATTTTTTTACACCATCATCAGTTACTGGATTTTTAAAAATTGGCATCTCGACACCATTGATAACTACAGAAGTTGCTTTCATTGCAAATCCAAGAGTATCTCTAGTGTTCATTTGATAAGTGTAAGAGCCAATACCGAATACAACATTAGTCGATGCAAAGCCCTGAGTTTCCAATCTGTCACAAATATGTCCGCAACGATCAAGAGTAATAGCATCACCATAAATAGCTCCAATCGCAGGATTTAGCTCTTTATATCCTTCTTTGTTTACTGTTCCACCAAATGTTTCCCACAAAAGTTGAATAACCCCTTTATTTGCTGGACTATTCATTGGAGCATCGTTATCTCCACAAAGAATCTTAACAGGATCTCCTGAGTCAGGTCGAATAACTACTTTGTCTAACGACTCTGGTCCACCGTCTCTAGCAAGAATCTTTTCTTTAAGTTTAGGAATAGTATCAGTGAGAACATGCCACAAATCCCAAGTATCAGAAACGATAGAAACAATTCCTGTAGGATATGTATCTTCAATTAAACGACGATAAGTTTCAAATTCGTCATCTTTTCCTCCAGCACACATCACCGAATGTTCTGTTGCATTTACAGAACAACCAACAAGTTCTTTTTCAATATTCGCATTATAATATTGCTCAAGATATTGAATAGCTGGAATAGTATCTGTTCCAACAAAAGATAATAAATGTCCTGCACCAGTTCTAGCAGAATCTTCAAGACCAGACATGCCTCGCATTGAAAAGTCGTGACCTTGGAACATAACAAAGTCGGTAGACCCTGTAGTTTTTTTGGCATAGCTATCTAATAAATCGCGATATTCTTTAGCAATAGAAGCTGATGTTGCTGGCTTCCAAAGATTTGCAGACATTAGAGTTTCAAAATAATTTGTTAACCAAAAGAAACGAGAATCTGTATTTTCAATGGTAAGCATTGGAACACGAAACGGAACAAGAGTACCTTCATCAAGAGCTTTAATTTTTAATGGCAAATAACCTAGATCGTGTAGTGCTTCAATGTGACTTGTATCAGGATTTTGAACTTGAAGACAAAACTTCATATATCGACTATATTCGGCTAATACTTCATCTTTGTTGCGAGCAAAGAAGTTTTCATTAAAGTAGTCAATCATAAACTCTTTAATAAATCCCTGAAACCCAAAAGCAACAACGTGTTTAATATTCGGGGCATGTTTTCCTGAACGAGGAACCCAAGTCGAATAAACAACTTCTGTCCCCGCAGGATATTGCTCTCGGTGACTGACTTTGTAAAAATCGCATAAAAGCGTTGGAATTAAACCTTTCATTATTTTACCTCAATTTCTAAATATGTTTTATAATTTTTTATTTTATAACCTAATTCTTCGTAATGTTTTTCAAGTAAATCAAGAATATATTTTTCTTCATCCATAGTTAATTCTAATGAAACATAACCATTTGGGTCATCAGATCTAAATGCCCCATCTCGCATTCTTCCATCAATTGTATATTGAATTTTATCTTTACCGATTTTGGCTTTTTTTTCTAATTCATATTGAACATTGTGTATTTCATTTAAAACTTGATTTAACAAAACTTCAGTTCTTGATCTCTTCATTCTTCCACCTTTTCATAAGTTTGTTCAAAAATATCTGGTTTACAGGGATAAAACTCACCTTGAATGCCTTTAATTATAAAATCACCTTCAGAAACATGCATTTCACCTTCTAATGTTTCTATAAATAACCCAATTCCGGGTTTAACTATAAGTGGTGTTTTTGGATCAGGGCTTACTTCTGCTGACCAAGAAAGAGCATCCAATCCATCTCCTTCATATTTATAAGCATCAATAACTACAGGTTTTTTTCTGTATTTCATAGTTCTGTATTCTCCATAGGTTTATAAACAATATGTTTATGATATTCACTAATTTCACCATCTTTTGTAAATATACGCTCAATTTTCGCTTCTCTCAACGGTCTAAGTCCCTTACTAAAAATACCGTGAGTTGTATATAAATTAACAGATTTTGCTCCAGCATCGTACAACAACTGTGCCATCCAGCAAAAAGTTCCTCCACCATCACAAATATCATCAACAATTAAAACATTTTTATCTTTAACATCACCAACAAGTTTCATATCTTCCAACTTGCCAGTTTGTTGATTTCTTACTTTTTCGCCATAAACATAGCGTTCAGGTTTAAAATATTTACCATATTTAGTCATAGCGCCTTTATCAGGAAAACACATAACATCAGATTGTGTATGGATTTCTGCTATACGAATATAATTGAAAGGTATAATAGGAGTAAAATTCTTGATAAGTTCTTTTGGAACTTCACTATGAGGATCTACAGCAAAAACTGCCTCAAACTTTAAATCATTAATTAATTTAGCAAAAGTGATTAAAGCAAATGTATTTTGGTTATTAACAGGCTTATCCTGTCTCGCATAAGGTAAATATGGCATGTGTAAAGTTGCTCGAATCCCTTTTTTATCTAATAAAGTCTTCAATTGAGCTAAATGAAGAAATTCACTTTCAAGCTCAAAATTCCAAACTACAACTGCTGTAAGTCCTGAAATACCAGAAACATTCCACACTTGACTTGTTTGGTCACTAAACTTAGTTACGTTGATTTTTTCACCGTTAACACTAATCATTTATTTAATCCTTTTTATAATTCTAAAATCAGATTCAATTGTTTCGTTTATTTCTAATTTCATAATTAAATCAATAAAAAATTTATCATAAAGCTTTTCCATTTCTAATATTTCAAGAGGTTTCCACTTTCCCTTAAAAACTACATTTTGATAAATAAATTTTTTCATACAATAAGATCCAATTTTTCGTTTAAAACAGGTTTATATTCTCCTACCAACGTGAAATCATCAGCTTTAAATTTATCAGAAGTAGGATTGTATGTCAACTGTGGTGTCTCGATATGAGATATTTCAGTATGCCGACATTTATTAGCAATTTCCATGTGCTGTTCGTAAATATGTGTATCTCCACCAATCCAAGTAAATTTTCCTACTTTTCGATTTAAGTCTTCTTGTAATTTATTAGATTGTTTTGTTATATATTGAAGAAAAGCCCAATATTGAATCCAATTATGTGGTACTCCAAGCATAAAATCTGCACTTCGTTGATACATTGTCATATCAACTGTATCGTCGGGATTTACAAAGCATTGAATAACTGTACCGTGACAATTTGTAATTGGTGTAGAAGGGCAAACCATGTCGTTTGTGTTCCAAGTTGTTATTACTGATCTTCTCGACTCTGGTCGATAAGCTAATTGACCGATAAGATGATTAACTTGGTCTAAAGGAACTCCGCCATGACCTTTTGCATTTCTAAATTGTATTGAATAGTTGTTTTTAATTCTACCTTGATTATCTGCCCAAGGTTGCCACCAATGAATAACAGATTCGTGCAAATCGTGTAAATAATTAGATCCCGACAAAAACCATTCCATTTCTCTAAGAGCTTGTTTCCAAGCCGTTCTACGAATAGATACTAGCGGAGTCGAATCAAATTTAACTATAGGATTAACAATACGTCTAGTTTGAGCATTACGAGACTGAATATCCTGACCATCAAGAAAAATGTCTTCAATAATATCTAAATATTGGCGGTCTACTCTATTCATTTTTTTCCTCATAATCTAAATATAATCTTTTAGGAAAAGTTTCATCATAAGGCAAATCATCTATAATTTTAATAGGCTTAGATTCAACCTTATCAACATAGTTTTCTATACCTAATGCAGTAACAACAGCTTCAGCCCATTGCCAACCATTATTGCTCCAAACAGTGACAGTAAAACCTCTCTGTTTATATCGCTTAAGTAATGCTATATGTCTTTTATGTGGATACAAAAATTTTAATGGAATTTCTTTATCGCCATGGTCACGAATTTCAATTTTACCTTCACCCGGTTGATATGGATTGTCTAACCACATAACTAGAGTATCGTCACAATCTACCGATACTGTTAATTCGTTTTTATAGACTTTCATATTCACCTCAAATCATATAATACAGTATAATAGAGATAAATGTCAAGTTTAATCCGTAATTGAAAATTAGGGGCTTGTCAAATCCATGCCTTAAGATGACATATATTAAAGTTAAGACTTCACCAGCAAACCACATGCCAATAAACGCCTGAGAATAGCCTTCAGCAGTTCCTTTACCAATTACGTCTATGGCAGCAGGTAAACCACATAAAGCCAGTAGAGAGGCTCCTAGCCAGCCTAGAATGGATATTAGAGATAGCCGATTTCGTAGCATTGTATCAGGAATTGTCGTCCTAAAGAGGTCACTTGGTTTTCATCATCAATAAATGCAAATTTGGCCAAATATCCATGATACTTACCGAAAGTCATAAATTTAGGTGCTCGAATAAACTGAGCGTCATTTAGCAGCTCAATCGCTGTTCTGTTTAGATAAAAGTCTTTTTGCATATTCTTCTTTCGCCTTTTCTCTTCTTTCTAATTTCTTTTTACGTTTTTTAATTGCCTGATTTAATTGATTTTCTGACATTTCAACTTCGTCAATATAACACACTAAACCTCTACCAACTCCATCAACTACTTTTTCGTGAATTTCGGCATAATATTTATTTGCTCTCCATAAAATGTGGATTTGTGCTTCAAATTCTGCAATCTTTCTATCAGAAAAAACACCCATAATGTAAGAGTGTCCTTCTCTATTACCGTATCTGAGCATTTCTACTGTATAAACTATCATACAATCTCGCAGACACCACCAGCACAAGCAATTTGCTCAATTCTGTTGGTATTATCTTCATTCTCAATTACTTTTTTAAGATCAATTTCGCTAACCAAACTTTCATACTGTTTAAAAGTTTCTTCATTGCAAGCTTCAAATGGGGCTTGTTCGTAATTTCCTCCGTCAAACGGCAAAAGACTGATGCCAGAATATAAGTCTCGATATCTCCACATTTCATCACAAAGTTCTTCCCATTCATTTTCTTTAACAGAAACCGTACAACTAACGTTATGTTTATTTACTCCACTTCGATGCCCCGGAGCTACCCAATTACGGTTATATAACATTGCCCTACGGAATAAAGCTAAAGCAGTTTCTTTTTCTTTAGTTAATGCGTTCTCAGGACTACACTGAGGAATAGTGACAACAATACCTGTAGAAGAAAATTTATCATCTTCAACTAGCTCAGGAATAGTGCTAGTTAAATAATTTGCCAAAGCATCATCTTTATTCATCCTGACTCGACGAAGATAAAATTGTGAATGTCTAGCATGAACTCCACTTGATGAGCCCACAACACAACTTGCTGAACCTTCAGGTTTAATTGCTGTAGCTCTAGCAGCAGGATTAATCCCTATTTTTTTAGCGTATTTTTCATTTACTTCCAAAACTAGTTTAGCGCCTTCTTTTAACCAATCAGCTTTGATAATTCCTGCAGCATCAGCTATTCCGGTAAAAGACACTCCAATAAGAGCTTCAGCTTCAGTTTGTTGTTTCCATTTAGGTCTAATATAGGGAAAATCTGTATATGCAGCTTGAAGCGTTCCTAGTAATGTTGCAGAATATACTCGACTTAAAAACTCTTTTTTAGTGGTTATTCTACTTTGATTTATAGTTGTAAGATTGCAAAATTGGCAAGGGTTTAGTGCAATTTCGTGACAAGGATTAAATCCCCAATCAGGATTGCTGGTCCAGCTAAATCCCGGTTCACCACTACCGCTATCTTGACATTGCTTAAAAATATATCTAAATTCTTCTTCAGTAACTTCACCTCTTGGTAAAACTGCACTATTATTAGCTCTTGCTCTTTCGGGATGTTTTTGCCACCAGTCACCTTTTTTGCAATCAAGCATCTCTTGGTCATCTCTATCAAATAAAGAAATTAGTGCAGCTCTACGAATACCTCCAGCCAATACACAATCTGAAATTAGACAAATAACATCATGAACTTCAATTGGTTTAAGTTTTCGACCTTCAGCATTTCTTAACATTTTTTCAACAGTTCCAAGCATAGCTTTTAGAGGTTCTGGTCCGGGAGCTTTTGCTCCAGTTGTTACTAGATAGCTACCTTTAGGTCGAATAGCAGTAAAGTCAAATACTGGACGAATACGTTTATAAAAGAAAGCATCAAATAATAAATCAATAGCCTGTGCCCAACCTTCAATACTATCGTGAATAATAAACCGTCCTTCTTCCCTCGGAATCTGAACTTTTGGCAATTGGTTGATGTGGCGTTTTTGAACTGAATAGCCAACACCGACTCCCGATAGGAGTAAGAATAAAGTTTCACCAAACGCTCTTACATCGTCAATGGGAAGATAAGAACAGTTATATTGTCTTATATTATTTTTAAGAACAGCTTCACCAGAAAATTGCATACCTCTCATAGATGGCATAATTTTAAGATCATGTACCATACTATAAGCTTTCATTATATCTTTTGAAAGAGATTTTGATAGGCTACCAAACTTGTCAAGGTCCATAACCATTTTACGGTTAATAGTTTCCTCCAAACTTTCTCGTCGAGCTAAATGGGGTAAATATTTTGCGTATGTTCTAAAAGCTACAATATCACTTAAAAGTTTGTTAGATTGATTCACTTTTTCTCCTATTAAAAAGTCAGCGACTAACTCACCACTCATCCACAGCCAACCTCA